TCTTCTGTCTTCTCTTCAGTTTCCGCAACTACTTCCTGACCTTCCTCTGCCTCAGTTTCCTCAGCATACTTAGGTGCCTTGGGCATTGGTTCAGCAGGTTTAGCACCCTTATTAACGATATCCTTTACTGTTGCCAGTGAAGGAGTCTTAAGGGCAGCCGAGTTATCGTCGGGCTTATAGTTCTCAGGAGTAGGACCACCAAGATCTTCTACCTGTGCTTGAGCAGCAGTATAAGATGCTTTCTTGGAGGTATCCATGGGGTCAGCGGCTTTCGCACCCCTTGTTACGGGATTTTCCATTTCTTGTAATTCGTTACCAGCGGACATTTTTCGGTTTCTCCGATTATTAGACTAGTGATAATCTGTATTTATTTATTATTTCAGAGATTTAATAAGAAATTTTGAAACAAATTTAATTTGTTTTCTTCAAGTCGTCTCTGATCGACAAGAGTATTAATTGTCTTATAGGTTTTTTCCGCGTATTTTTCACGGAGAATGCCTCCATCCCAGACCCAATCCTTACCTTCCATGATGCCGTTTACAAAAGCATCTGGAGCAGAAGGATCGGCAACGATATCAGCAGCAGTGGCAAGCATAAAATCTTCACCAACTACTTTGACACCATTACGGTCTTCTCTCAGAGAACCCATGCCTCTGGAAGAAACACCAAGTTTGACACCTTCATCGAGAAGGGACTTGGCAATTGTTCCCATTGGTGTAGACAAAATTTGTGCTCTACCAATGAAATTTGAACCTTCTTGTCTTAGAGAGGTAATCTTGTGGGAAACACGATCAAGATTAATCGTAGGACCATCAGGATGACCAAGTTCTCCAAGAGCACGACCCTTTCCAACAAACTGTTCGTTATAACGACCAACCTCTTTAGCAAGAGTGTCAGAAGGATACATTCTGCCATTACGATTCTTGATGTCTCCCTGTAGGAATACACCTTCAATGTAGAGGCTCTTTTTACCGTTACGTTGTTCGACGATAACCTCTACGTTTTCGATTTCCTCTCTAATAAGTTTCATCTTGTTCTGGGATCCCTATCTTTTTATTTATGTTAACCTTCAACTGTGACAGCTGTTCCGTAGGTAACGTTGCAACGAATATATTGATCTTTCTCTTTTACGAGATAGAGAGTTTCGTTATATCCAATAACATGTGACGCTACTAAAGTTGTATTGGTAGAATCATAAACATAAAGAAACTGAGCCACACCATAACAAGTCAATCTAACAAGACTTGATTCAATGAGAACACCAGATGTGTTCACATATGTACTTGTGGCGGACTTGAGTTTTACGACACCACCAGCGTCATTTCCGTAAAGTGCCATTATGGATGAGGTGCGACAGATACAAAATAAAGGTTACTGCTATTTCCGTAAAGAAATTGAGCAGGATCCTTTTTGATAATCATATTCTCGTAAGGATTGACATAAGATTGTGTTACGGCAGATCCACCGGCAGTATCTCTAACTTCAATTTGTGTGAGACTGCCACCAGCGTTAGATACTCGAACATATCTTGCACCAACTCCGTTGGCATCTGGTACTGTAGTTACGGTTCCACCACCTTGAGCATATGTTCCTAAAAGTTTAACTTTCATTTTACTCCTCTACTACTGGTACACGCATAGATTCGTCATCCTCTTCAGTGGGAGGAGGTACTTCCTCTACTGGCACATGCATTGATGTATCATCAATTTCTTCAGGCATTACTCTTCCTCTTGTTGAGGTTCTGTTTCAATATTCTCTTCTTCAGATTCTCCATCAAAAAGAGAATTGGCAACTCCTGGTCTCAAAGCATCTACTCTTTCAGCAGCTTTGGTGAACAGAAGATCTTTAAGTTTGTCACTAATTTCAGATGCCGAAGAATCTGTAGCAATGAGGTCAATAACTTCTTCCATGATTTTGATTTATATCTAAAAGTTGACTAAAACTTATTTATATTGTACCTACATCTAGGTCAGTGTCTGTAATATCATTTCCTCTTTGCCTCAGATCTTCTTCTGGTGCTTGCTGTCCCATGGGATCCATGCCTGGTTCCATCTGAAGCATTTGTTCATTTGGATCTGGAATGATACCTCTTTCAATTTCATCCTCAATCTGAGCATCAATTTCAAGAATTTCTGTATCCTTCTGTCTAAGAACTTTTCTACGAACATACTCAGTAGAATAATATCTACCAACGTAAGGTTCTACTTGCTGAAGAAGTGCCATTCTGTTGTTCATCAGCTCTGCTTCTTTCAGTTCAGCAAAGTGATTATCATAAAGATAATCGAATTGAATGTGCTCAGACATTCTCTCCCAATCTTCAGGAGTACAAATATTTTTGAGGAGAAGTTGTGTCTTCAGCATATCCAAGAACAGATTGCTGAATCTCTTACGAAGTCTTCCTACAAACTTACTGAACCCAAGTTCATCACGGAGAATCTCAGAAGAACGTCCAAGGTTGAAACCATCACCAGAACCAGGCATTCTAGATTCTGGTACACCCAAAGATCTATAAAGTTTCTTCTGGAAGTATTCGATATCAGAGAGTTCACCCAAGTTCTGACCACCAGGTAGAGTGGTGATTTCAGTGCCACGTCCACCTTCTCTTCTAGGAAGCCAGAAGTCCTCCAGCATGGACATGTATTTTTTATCGTCACGAATCTCACCAGTGCTGGCATTATAAACCAACTTATTACGATAACGATTCATTACGTCACGCAGATATTGTTCTGCCTTTACCTTAGGAAGATTGCCAACATCAATGTAGAAAATTCTACGCTCAGGTGCTCTACTCAAACGATAGATAACCAGAGAGTCTTCAATCATTCTCAGTTGATTGAGAGACTTAGTTGCTTTCTGTAGATAAGATAGTACAGTGTGACGATTTCTATCAACCAGTCCAGATGTACAATAAGAGATAGAATCTGGAGCAAACTTAACTCCCTTTGCTCCACCACCAGCAGAAGGAACTGTGGTTGGATAATTCATCTTTGGAGTATACATGAAATACTCCTCAAGTTCAGGGAAGACTACCTTTTGGGCATCATCGACTCCCCTTACTTTGAAGATATCTGCTCTATCTTTATTTTGATTCTTTTCTTTTCTTACATACCTCATCTTCAGAGCATCGATATATCTCAGCTCTTGAATGCCATCCTGAGGTCTTTTGATATCAATTACTTTGTTGTAATAAATTCTTCCGTCAACATACCAGTTACGGAAGATCTCATGAGATTTTTTATCAAAGTCTAGAAGATCTTTGATGTGCTTGAATTCTTTTCTGATTTTATCTTTGATTCCATCACTAGCATTCAAATTACTCAGATCAATCTCAACAGGAGAATCATCCAGGTCACTAACAATAGCTTCATTGATTACGTTTTCAATTGCTTGATCACACTCTGGATGGAGTGCCATCTCACGATATCTACGAATCAGTTCGTACTCACTTCTATAAACACCTTCAAAGTCAATTGTTTGGCTACCAAAAGCTGTTGAGACATAAAAATCAGCCCCATCCTCGTTGGTAGGAGGAACGGGACTGATTACACTTTTTGATTTATCTTCGTTTTCCTCAATCGAAAAACCAAACAACCTTGCCATTTTAAAGTAATGCGTTCTATCTGACTATTTATCAGACGATAGAACCACCATTTCCAGCAGCTTCCCACCACTGAACTTGGAGTTCAACAGTGAACTCTTCAATAGCATCGGTGTTATCGTAGTTCAGATCAATTGCAGAGACTGCTGTTGGGAAGATACCATGGAACTGATAACTTCTCAAAATTGGTTGATCTGTGCCACTTTCTTGAGCACCACCACCACTGGTAACTGGAGCACGACCCAACTGATGAACAATAGCATCAGTTTGATAATCGATAGGATCTGTGTTACCAGAGTTATCGGATACTTTGGCAACAGAGTTCATCCATCTTTCGAAGGAAGATCTGATTGCGAAGTCGGTATCGTTGATAACTGTGATTGTCCAAACATCAAATGTTCTGTCACCAGCAATCTTGAGATTACGTCCTCTGAAAGGAATGGTGATAGGTGTGATGTTAGATGCTGGGAGGTTTGCTCCCTTTACCAAGAATCTGGATTTGGAATCCAAGTCATTGACACTAGAGTCAACTACGTCATCTGGGAAAGTTAGTACAACCTCAAACAGATTAGGTCTGGCGATGCCGCCAGACAATCTGCTCTTGAATCTGTCGATAGTTCGATCAGCTGTCTTTGGGGGATTTTGTTGTTGAATTAAGTCTGCCATCGGTTTGTTACCTCTTTAGATTAAACTCCGAGAACTTCCTCAAAGCTGACACCCGTGCGAGTGGCAACGAAGGTCAGACCGATGAAGTTAATCGAACGTGCGGGTTTGATGTAAATATCGGCAACAAATTCATTGTTATCGATGACCGCAGCTGTGTTGTTTGTTTCATCACACTTGACTACAAAGTCAGTGATGCCTCTCTTTGCTTGAACATCACGAAGGAAAGGTTCAACGATGCTAACAAAGTTTGTTCTTGTAATCTCATCATTAAACTCAAACATCTGATCTCTGGCAGCAGCAGAAATTGCTCTTTCCAGATAGATGAACAAACGACGAACGTTAATTCTATCGAAGGCAGATGCCCTTGCCAGTCCTGTCTTATCACCGAACAGAACGATACCAGAACCAGGTGAGAAGATGACTGGGTTTACTCTATTTGAGTAAAGAACGTCTCTCTGTGACTTGGTTGGGTTGTATGCCAACTTGACGGCATTCAGAATAGATCCTCTTTGTGTTCCAGCAGGTGAGAACCAAGGGAAGTTGTTGACATCGTTTCTAGCACAAATGCCAGCAATGTCACCATTCAATGGAACATATCTGAATGTATCGGCAAATCTATCATAAGTGTACTTGTAAGAACTATCAAATACAGCATACGAAGATGAAGGAATAGCAGAGAAGTAACTTACCAGATTATCAGTGATGGTAGAAGAATTGTTCAATGAAACACTAGCACCATCAGATAAGAATGCCTGACGATAAGGAGAAACAAATGCTACAGCATCTTGTCTTTCCTCAGCAAGAGCAATAATCTTACTGGCAATTGCTTGTGTCTCTTCTTTACCATGAGCACCAGATCCCATCAGAAGGAAATCGATGTCAAAGGTATCAGGATTTTCGAAGAGATCGTATCCAGCAGAAAGATCACCTACGTTTACCGAGAGTCCACCAGTTGTACTAATACCAACTGTATTACCATAATCTCTACCACTACTGATGCCTAAAGTTGAGTTACCGTAAACATCAAATGGTCGGTTGCTAGATGTTTGATCCCATCCACCATCACCATACGTTGTGAATGTAGTGGCAGCAGCACCAGCACTAAATCCAGATGTGGTAACACCAGATGGTGCTGAACCACCAAACAGATTGTCCGAATTAAACTGTAACCACGTTCTCCAATATTGTGGAGTTCCGGCAGAGAATTCAGCATCAGTTGCCTTGGACAGACTCAAATGCTTCTCTAGCAGAGTTCCAGCATTTCCACTTACTTTTCCGAGATCATCATAAACGACGATGTGAAGTTCGTCATTTCTTGCACCGCGGGCAGCAGCATAACTTGTGGTTGTTGGTCTTTCAACCAATCTATTCCACTTGACATTTCCACTTGTCAGTTCAATCTCTTGCTGATCAAACCAGTCTACCTGACTAGTGTAGGATGCGGTTGTTACAGCACCACCAACGCTAGAAACGTATAGGTCTGTTGTACCAGTACCAGCAAATCTGTAAGTGCCTCCAGGTGTATAATCCTTAGCAGAGACAATTCCAGCAGCGGAAACGTGAGCAACAAACTTAACGTCTATAGAACCAGTTCCTACTCCTGTGATGATACCTTTAAAGTAACCATCCAAAGCAGAAGTTGTACCAACACCAGGAACAACAGTGTTAGCAGGAACTGCCTGAGTAACACCCATTCCAACTTCGACACCCTGACCATCGAATCCAGATAAAGTCTGATCTGCTTTGCCGTCAATAAGGGCAATCTTTAGACCGTTTGACCATGATCCGGGGTTCTTGGCAACAAATGTTTTGCCAGAAATAATATTTGAATCATATCCCTGATTCACATAATCATCATTACTCTTAATTTTGATAGAACTTGCTGTCCCAACGTATCCGTTGTATAGTCCATCGTTGTCTGATCTTACTACTCTTAATACCCCACCATAGGCAAGATAAGATGAAGCAGTATACCAATATTCGTATTGATTATTGGCACCGTATGGTTCACCGAAATTGTTAAGCAGATCTGCTTCAGTTTCGACTAATGTTGGAATTTCTACTGGTCCTTTGGCGAAAGGAGCAACAAGTCCACCAGACTTGTCAGAAGTAGGATCAACTCTCCCTGAGGTGAGGTCTACTTCTCTTACGACAATACCAGGAGATGCTAAATTCAGCGGCATCTTTCTCTCCTTATGAAATCCAAATAATGCTAGAGTTATTTATTATTCGCTATGTTTACGATGGGGAAACAGTGAGTGAACAGTTTACCAATCAGGATATTCCCAATGTACAGTCGGTGTCTTATTTTTCCTAGAATCTGTGATTCTTTTTATCGTACATTTTTTACATTCGTAAGAATATGCTGATGGACCGGTTCCTCTCCTTGTTTTGTAAAACTCAGAGATGAGATCTTTAGTTAGATGACATGTCCTACACTGCCTATTCTGAAATATTAAGTGTTCTAAAGAAAACTCTTCATCAAAATCCATTAGAGATATTCCCACATAAAGGATCTGTCACCATACTCAGCACCAGAACTCCATCTAGTTCCATCACTATCTACAAAACCATCATCACTGTTAATGCCATCCAGAACAAATCCAAATGGAGCCATATCTTGTTCGATTTGATTCTTTTGATCTTCATAGATTCTCTTACGAACATCCTGCTCCGTCATCTCCTTGAAGTAGTCTTGTGCTACCAACCAAGAGAAAATAACAAGACACATTGCCAAGTCATCATGGCAACCTTCTTCTGCCATGAATGTGTTCTTTCTTTGTACAAAGGTTGTCAACTCAGCAATAATATCATAGTCAACCGTCATCAACTTATCATCTTCAAGTAAAGTCTTGAGGTTTGAACATCCCAACTTCTTAACTGCTGATGTCATTCTGACACCAAGTTGAGATTTTTTACCAGAGAAACCAGAACCGACAACTTGCCCAGCACGTCCACGCATCGAACACATCAATACGTTCTCATACTCAAGATCAAAGAATAGGATAGATGCTACTTGATCACCGATGTCATTGACTTCAATCAGAGTATAAGCATAGTTATATGATTTTGCAATATTATGAATGATGCTAGGAAATAGCATCGGTTTGATTTCATTATTTTTATATTTTGCTACTACCTTGTATGGGAAATCGGTAATATCAAATACAATAAAAGCGGAATAGTCACCATCAATTCCTCTCGCAGTATCAACTGTGATAATGTAATTATGATCTTCAATTGGGTTTTCATAGATATCTAATCCGGCATTCTTTTTGATAGGATCATTATAGACAAGAGTTTTTAATTTTGAAACACTGATTAGTGTATCTACAGATCCAAGAAATTCACATTCAAACTCAACACGGAACTGTTCTTCAGAAGTGTTGGCAATAGTTTGTTTTTTCCACTTCGCATTTCTGCCAGGAACTTCTGACCAATGAACCTCAGTTGCAACATATTCATTTCTACTCCGTTCAGCATCATGCCACATACGGTAGAAGTGATTCATACCGTGAGGGGTAGATACAATAATTACTTTTGTGCTTTTACCAGAAGTAATAGTAGGATAAACAGAGGCAAAGAACGAGTCAGCAATGTGATTTGGGACGAATGCGAACTCGTCGAGAAAGATGATGTTGAACGACATACCTCTGACAGCACTCGCAGATGTAGATGCTGCCAATATTTTACTGCCATTTTCTAACTCCAATGAACCTTTGTTCCATGCTATGATACCCTGCTGCATCCACTTTGGTAGATTCTCGTAAGCAGTTTGTAACCTACCGAGAAGTTCTCTAGCAGTTGCTGCTTTGTTAGCAAGAATGCCAATATTTACATTGTCATTGAAGACAGCATAATGTAGCAGAAAAGAAACCACTGTAGTGGATTTACCAGTCTGACGTGGCATCTTACAGATATTGAATCTGTTATTGTGAAAGTTCCTGATTAGTTTCTTCTGAAACTTGTACATATCGAATGGTACAAGACCTTCATCCAGAGAAACAATCTTTACATATTTTGCTGCAAAATATACAGGATCTTTTTTACACTTAATAAATTCGGCAACTTGTTCTTTGGTAAATTGAATCGGCGTATTTGCCTTTTTTAAATTCGGATTACCAAGATATACATCATCAGGCATAAAAAATCATCCAAACGGAGCTACATTAGTCGCGTATACGTCGGCACCTGTTGAATATATTAAATCAGTATGCTCTTTACGAATAATTATCGGATTATTTCCTGTCATGTGGAAGCTTCCATAAGTTACTCCAGCACCAGTTCTTACTTCAACCACACGGTCAGATGAATGACTATGTTGAACCATGGCATATTTGGCACCAACGCCATCACCACCAGGAACTGTCGTTCCCAATCCAGCATTTACTTGTGTGGATTCACCTAAAATTTTTACTATGTTAGCCATGTTAGCAATTCCAAGCTCTAAGGGACTTATTGATCCTGCTATCGGGATCGTTAGCAGTTTTTGAAGAAGTGAGTTTCTTCTTCATACCTTTCATTCTCGCACAAAAACTTGCTCTACGAGGGTTCCCAACTTTTTTTGAAGGTGCCTTAAGATCGCTTCCTGGGTTCTCACGCTCATACGACTTCCGCCCCTTCTCGTTGAGTCCACCTGACTTATTCTTTCCTGCCTTTCTGGTCCATGCTGCTGCCTCATCAACTACTTCCTCCTTTGCCATATTAGTGGCAGTTGCATACATTACTGATTTATAATCATCACCATAACGTGCTTTAAAATCCTTAGCGGATTTCTTCATACCCTTCACGTATTTCTCTTTATCCTTTTCCTCAGCTTTACTGAGTGATCTTTCTTCAATATTTTGCTCACCAACAGGAACACAGTTCGGAACCATACGGTTACCTTTCTTTTTCAATCCTTTCTGAGTATATCCATCCCAACACTTTTCATCGAGTTCATTCTCTTCTTTCTTTACACAGTTTGGATATCTCTTACCAAACATGGTCTTCATACCCTTCTTCTCATATCCCTTCCAACACTTCTCACCAATTAATTTTGGTCCTTTTGCTTTTTTCTCAGCAGCTGCTTTTTCTCCGGGATTGTCGGTGTTTCTGGCAAGGTTGCCGATCTTAGCATCTCTTTGAGCAGATCTATGTTTCCTTTTATCTATTGCCATAGAAACTTCTTCTTTCATCTTCTCTGCCTTTTTACGTTTGGCAAATTGAATGTAAGATTCACCTGGTTTTAACTTATTACTGTAGTCTGGTTTTTTTGCTGGTTTGGATGTGCCTCCATCTTCACGGGCTCTACGGTTAGCACCTGGTCCACCCATTGTTCTATCTTTATCAGCATCAGGATTCCAGAAATCACCCTCATCCAATAATTCTTGTACTGTCTTTAACTTCATAGATTCCCTCTGTACTTTAGTCTTAATTTTTTTCTTTCCATCAGCAGATGGTACAAATTCACCCATCTCCTGAGTTTTGGGATCTGAGGTATCTACATCACCATCAACATCGGCATCAATTCTCTTTACTGCTCTAGCAGCAAGTGCTTTAAGATTCTTTGAAGGAACCTCAACATCAGTGGAGACACCTTCAGTCTTTACGTTGATTGCTTTACCCTTTCTATCGGGATTGGGATCCTGACGATTCTTACGACGAAATGCTGATTCCTCCTCATCTTTGGAGAGAGCACGTTTCATTTTACTAGAACCGCACTTTGGTTTGGTGGTTTGTCCTGGTTGTCTGGCACAGGGCTTTCCTGCGTATTTGCCACCCAACTGAACCCAACCAGGCTTGCCATCAGAAGACTTACTCTTGCCAAACCAGTCACGCAAAGAAGAATCACCACTTTTGTTTTCATTCAGTGCCATACTTGCAAAAAAGTATTATATATCTTATTTATTTCTTTTCGTCCATTAGACCTTGCTTGATCAGTTTTTGTAACTCAGCAGTTGTTCCAACGATCAAAGCATTGTTGGTAATATTGGTTGTACTCTTCTTGTCTTCAGCGTTCAAGTCTTTCAACTCTTTTTGCAATTTGAGTAATTTATCTGTGGCATCTGAAACATTCTTGATCAACTGACCAGCAACTTCATATGCTCTTGGTGAATTGGTTTCTTGTGCTAATTCTAGAACACCATCTAAAGTCTCTTGCCCTTTTTCAATAATAGAGTACAGTTGACCTCTAGTATATTCATAATCTTTATCAACATCACTCTTTGTCAACCTATCAGGTTTCTCTTTCTTCTTGACAGGAGTTACATCTACAGTTTCACTAGTTGTATCTAATGCGTCATCGATACCATCATATCCAGGCATAATCAGATATCCTCTTGTTTGGTTGGACTATAAGTTTTGGAGTCAAAGAACATTTCAGTTGTTTCACTGAATCCAAAATCATCACTAGGATCAGCAGATATTGGATCTGGAACAGCAGTGTATCTTTGCTCTCTCTTGGCAACAGTTTGATCTGTGTTTGTATGATAATCCACCTGAACTTTTCTAATGAGTCCATCAGAAGAATCCGCGATAGGACCAAACAGATAAGTCTTGGCAGTAAAATCAAATGTATAAATCAGTGATCTTCTTGTCGTAAAATCACCCTCATAATCATCTTGAATATCGATACTGTTCAGAACAACAGGGATATCTTTCTTTTCTCCAATAGAAGAAATTAAATCAACAGTTAGATTAAATGATGGTTGAAAAAATGGTAAGATCTGCTCAGTTACCTGTAAAGCATCATCATTTAATTTTGAGAACAATGCTAACTGGAAATTGATATTGTATGGTACAGGCATGTAAACTTTCCGTACATCCCCTGTGCCCGTTGCTGCTTTAAATGTTTTTGTTGCTGTAGTTTTTCTGGTAGGATCTACTGCTATGCCAGTCATTTCAAATGACATTCTTGGTAGAGTGATAGCAACTGGTTTACTCAGTTCTGCCTGCTGCTGAATCTTTGCCAAAAACTTTTGCATTGGTCCATATGCCAATGGCACTTTAATATCGTCAATTACTTGTCCACTATCATTTTTGTGTTGAATGTGGATGTTATTAAACAGAGTGCCAAACGAAACAATAGTTTTCCTAATAATTTCGTGATAAAAATAAGTTCCAAGCATTAGAATGTACCAAATGGATTTTCTTCAGTAAAATCGATAATGTCTAAACCTTGAGTTTCAAACTCATCGTTTTGATCATATGGAGATTGATCATCGAAAGTATCATATGATTGAACTTTACGTCTAGCACCTGAACTAGAACCTACTACAAGTTCACCAACGAAGAAAGTACCACTATTTATTCCAACCTTCATAATACCAGTGTCAGCAGTCCAACTCCTGACCTTAGCTCTAACAGAACTAGCAGCTCCAATGATTTCTTCATTGTACTGGTAGTTAAGACTATTAGCTTCTGTAGATCCAATTCCAGTTCTGTCTACAGTAATTGTTGGAGTTCCACTTCCACCATAATTTTCACCAGCGTCTCTAATCAAGACATGGGTCATGGTGCCATTATTAAACTGTGGTTCAAGAATAGCAGGAATTCCAATGACTGGATCAATTGTTAGGGTTGGTATATTGAAGTAATTAGTTCCACCATTGAGAACACGAATTGAAGTGATGCCAGTATCATTGATAACTGCTGTGGCAGCTGCTCCAGTTCCATAAACAGCACCAGAGGTGGCACCAATTGAAGTATTAGCAATACTAGTTATTGTTATAGTTGGTGGTTCAGTATATCCAAATCCAGTATTCGTTAATAGGATTCTATCAATAGAATGAACACCAGACCTTACAGTTGTAATTGCCACAGCTTTGGCAGTGGCATTGGTCAAAACAGAGGGAGAATCACTGATAGTAACGGTTGGAACTTCCGTGTATCCAGATCCATCATTGGTAAGTTCAATACTTCTTACCATTCCAGTTCTTGGGAAACTATCTACCCTGAGAGTAGCAGTGATTCCTGTGCCAACAAGAGTTAGTTCTGTAATGTATCCTTGCTCTTCAACCTGAGTATCGATAAAGTCGATACTGGTATCAATGTCTTCACCTTCATACTGGAAGAGTTCACATTGAAGTTTATAAACGTAATTTGTTCCTAATTGATAGAAAGGTTGTTCATGCTCAACTCTTTTTACCTCAAATAATCTCTCACCTAAGGGGAAGAATACCAAATCTCCCTCTCTAGGTCTTGAATCAATCAACATTTCATCGTCTGGTTGATCTGCCATGAAAGGTTGAACAAATTCTTCAAATCTTTCTTTTGATAAAATCAACGTAACTTCATTTTGAAGGTTGATACCAAACTTCGTCATGATATCAGATCCAGGAGCATACCCTTCAAAGTTCTCTAGATATGCCTCAATGGCAAAGTTATCATCAAATTTTGAAGTTTCAACTTCTCTGATGATATCATCCGAACCCAAAACTTTTCTTGGGATGTAGTGAATATCTATACCGTACGTTCTGAGGTGTTCATTGATCAGATCCTGTAAAAGGAACTGTTCGTTCGATGAACCCTGTAAAAAGAAAGGATTGAGTGCCATTATCCAATTAAATCAAGGGGTGGAATTTCATATTCAGATAGCATTCTCTTCTCAATATCTTCAATCTCTTTTACCGCATCATCGTAGATTTCTCTACCATTTAATTCAATACCACCAGGGAGTTTTGCTCCTTTAAATTTAATGAGGTTCTGTCCCCACTGTTTCTTAATCAAAGCAGTGGCATATTTTTTGACAAAAGAGTCATTATACACTTCACTGAAATCATTTGGATTCATGATTCGGTAGCAGTCTAGAATAATGTAATCACCGACAGCAACACTAGACCAGTCAATATCAATGTATAATCTATTTTGCCTTTTGTTGAACCTTAATTGCTTATCTGTGGTTAGTAGAAAACTAATATCTTCCAGGTAACTCTTTGTCATAGCATAGTTCAGGAGACCATTGTATCCTATGTCAAAAGCAATGTCATTTAAGAACAACTGATATTTGACACTGAACATTCCATTTGAAATGGAACTAGCATCAAATTTAAATAATTTTTCTATGCCTATAATTGAGTCTGGAACTTGGATATAATTTTGATTCTCATACCAAGTAAAATTGGTTGTTACCCCAACAGCAGTTTCTGATGTGACACCCACACCATCAATCTCTGCTCTTCCACGGTCTTTGTCAGCTTGTGTAATTTGATATTTTAAAAACGTTCTGACCACACCATCATAATGCCTTTCGTGAAAGAGTTGAAAAGCATCATCAATAGAGTCGTCTACTTGTTCATCAGCAACATTAACTTCAAGTACAGGAGCTCCTAGTTTTCTTAGACAATAGTCAATTAATTCTTGTCTAGTCGATGGTTGTGCCATTAGAAGGAGCCTCCGTCAAATACGTCTGTCCACACTGGAACTCCAGATGCGTTAGTTGTGAGAAGATAATTAGAAGTGGTAAGACCACTAGTTGTAGCACCACTGCTGACGATTAATCCGTCATCATTGAAGAATGCTATTCCATTAGGACCATTATAATCACCAGAGTCATAATAAATTCCGTCAGTTGCCGAAAGGAATCCGACGATATTAACGTGAGTGCCAATAGCAACGTTATTGCCAACCTCAGAGTCTAAGGTTAAAGCACCCGTCTTGCTATTTATTGTGTTATTGCTAGCAGAACCAATCTCAATGTTAGCTGCTGTTGTAATACCAGAGACTTGTAATGTGTCAGTCTCAGTATGACCTGTTATATCAATACCAAATGCAGTGGTAGCAAACTTCTGACTTCCACTAGCCTTGATAACTACCTCACCAGTTCCTCTGGTATCAATAACAATATCACTAGATCCAGAAGAAGGTCCGTTAATTTGAACATCAGCACTCGTTGAGTTTGGAAGAACAAATCCGGCTCTTGTTGAGGTATTTCCACCACCTCTAATTACCAGGTCTCCTCCATTGCTATGAAGATTAGTTGCTCTAATCGAACCAACAACATGAAGGTCAGTTGAGAATGTAGAAGCAGCAGAAACAAGAGTACCACCAGTAATTGTTACACCATGAGTGGAGGTTTCAAATTTCTTTACATTATCATAATATAGATCTACTGAACCATCATCAGTAAACAAAGCAAACTGCTCATCAGCAGCAGAATTCTGGAATCTGATTGTCTGTCCATATATCTTTAGTTCATTTGGACTAATATTCTTGATATGAGTATCAGTCCCATCATGATAAATCTGTAAGTCTTGACCAGTACCAAATCTCAATACATCATTATCACCAAGAAAAACATCATCCTGGAATATGGTGGCACCAGAGAAAGTGAAGTTAGTAGCGAATCCAGCGTTAACATAGAGGTTAGTAAACTCACCGAGAGAAGCATCAAGTGTTTGAATTGTACCGATACCAGTAATATCGATATCTTCAACTAAGGTTTGACCAATGACATCAAGTTTTGCTCTGGGTGAAGGTGTACCAATACCCAACCTTTGGGCATTGGTTAATCTCATACCTTCTGTTCCATCAGTATTAAATCTGATAGTACCGTCAGAACCAGAATCATCTAGAGCAATCGAAGTATCACCTTTCTGGAAAGCATCAATCTGAACAACCTGTGCTGTCAAAATACCAGCAATGTTTACGTTACCAGTGATGTTGACATCGCCAGATCCAGCTGGATCAATATTGATATCACCAGCAGTAGATTCAATGTTATTTCCAGCAATAGTAATGTTTCCAAATTGACCACTAGTTGGTGTAATAACACTACTATCAACACCATCGGTGATGGTAAGAGACGATAGTGCCTGGAGACTTGTTACTTGGTTGGTGAAAGATACTGTTCCGTTTTCTTGATCAACAAAGAATGCCTCACCAACTCTAAAGTCACCCTTATGGTCGATACTTACATAAGAAACTTCACCATTGTTGGTTTCAGTAACTTCATTTGCTTGGATAGCAAGGTTGGGATCATTGGTGAAATCTTTACCAGCACCAACAAAGTTAAAGTTAATAGCAAAGAGTCTCAATGCTACACCATCACCATCAGCAACTACACCTTGCTGACCATATTCAACAGCACAACCAACAGATCTCATGTCAGCACCAAACTGACTGAAATCTGCCAACGTAAACTTAGTAGCAGTGCCTATACCACCATCTTGAGTAATTCTAATATCTTGATTGACAATTACATCATCAGGAGCAGTTGTAACTCCGGTAGCACCATCAAAGTGAAGTAAAATAGAAGTATCTCTATCACCCAAAAGTGCTTGAGTTGGAGCCGTAAAGTTCGATCTATACTTACTTACTCCCTTTTCTACTCTCAGTTCATCGATATAACCCTGGAAAGCATCTGTAGTGCCGTCATATTGGGCACCTAAGACCATTGGTTTGGTGCTTCCATAGTCATTGCTATCTGAGTAGGTAGAACCCTCCTGAGTGCCGTTAATGAAGAGTTTAGTCTCTGTGTCGGATCTTGCAACTGATACGTGATAATACGTTTCTGTACTAAGACCAGTATTGCCAAGAATAGCAGTCGTGGTTCCTACTTGAAGACCAATACTATTTCCAATCGAAATAATGTTGAGAGCAGTATCAGTTCCTGAACCATCTCTTAAATCAAACAGAGTTTTCTTATCACTTAAAACATCTGGTCTAATGAAGAATTCTACAGTGAAGTCACCTGTACCAAATCCGAATCCACCAGCAGTTTCAGCACTGATAGAGTCGTTTGTACCGTCGAGAACTAGAGCACCAGTTCCAAACTTAGGAAATGCTGTTGAAATAGAAGCATTACCATTGAAAGTGACAGTTTGTGCCGTTCTATTTGGAAGAACTTCAAATCCTGTGCTCTTTCCTTGAATTCTAAAGTAACCTGAGTCTGCTGAGGCAACTATCCCTGTAGCAAGACCAGTAATACCGTCTGTATCAAAATAAGTAACCGTATCACCAACACCAATTGTTGTGGTAATACCAGTTGCTTTTAGTCTTGTTTTACCTGTGGAAGCAAATCCCACAGATCCAGATGTTCCAGCAATACCAATAGAAGCAAAGTATGAGAAACAGTTAAGGAACTCAACACGAGCACCATTAGTCATTTCAATACCTTTACTGTTTGGAACAATAAAAGTACACTCGTTGAACAAGAATGCTGCTTCTAAAGAGTCACTGGTACATTGAGAACCGTCAATATAAGCACCACCACCAGCAATGTAAGAAGATGGTGGAGAGTCTGCTGAATCATATCCATATGGATCATCAGCAGTAATATTGCTACCAAAGTTCAGGACTGTTACTCTTTGAACATATGGAGATCTGGTTGTGATAGCAATACCTGGAGCATATTTGAATGCAAATCCCTTATTGTTTGGAGTATCAAAATACAGACCACCAATGGTCATGTCTTCCACAACCGTACGGTCATTCATCAAGAAACAATCTTCTTGTCTGGTGGCAAATGTTGGCATAATCTTCGTAGCACGAAGACCAGCACCCTTAACTGTTAAACCTACGGGAATGTTTAGAGGGAACTCTTCCTCAAAAACACCAGAGGCAATATTTAAAACATCATTCTCCCCAATATCTGTAATTTGGCTTAGAGCATACTTAACAGTTTTCCATGGTCTTTCTAAAGTATTTCCTTCATTACTATCACTTCCATTAGCAGAAACAAAGTAAGTATTTCCAGTAACAAAAGAAGTTGAGATACCTGCGTCTTGTGGATTTTGCCAGATTAACTTACCACTAGTGTTGACAGTAAGGATGGAATTAGCAGCACCTACATTATTATTACTATCGTAGATTGCTGTATCAACTCTTACAATCTCACCTGTAAGGGTTGTAGCACTAACAATACCACTTCTGAAGGTAATTGCCGTTCCTACGGTTAAAGTGTCTGTGATCGTGGCATAGGTGCCAGTCAGAGATGTAATGACACCAGTAACAATTTTAGCATCGAGAGTGTCGATGGTATTGGCATCAATAGTTGTAATGCTAGCAACACCAGTTGTTACAACATCATTAAATGTGGCAATACCAGTAATATTGAGATTTCTACCAGATACCTCATCATATACAATATCACCAGTTACATTGAGATCACCAGCAACATAAACATCACTTTGGAATGAAGCTACACCAACTACAGTGGAAACACCAGAGACATTTAACTGATCAGTCTCTGTCGTTCCTGTTACATCAATACCAGCAGAAGAAGTTTCAACTTTCTTGACATTATCATAATAGAGTTCTGCTGCTCCATCCGTAATGAATTTTGCTTTAGTTTCAGCACCATTTTGGTTGCCAATAATTACTTCATTGCTACCAAAAATGCTTAGATTTCCAGGTCCAATATCTTGAATAATGGACCCAGCACTAGGACTATGATAAATTTGTAAATCATCACCATCACCAAAATTAATCTTAAAATTATCAGTAACATGAACTGAATTTGAAAAGGTGCTAGCACCAGATACATTAAGACCACCAGTTACAATACCAGTCTTAATATTGGCATTTTCAATATTACTGGTAGTAGCACTTAAAGTTGTAAATGTTGCTCCAGTACCAACAGTATCCGTTACTGCCAGTCCAGTGATATTAGCAGATAAGGCATCAAGTGCCTCTGTATCTAAAGTGGTTATTGTTGCTAAACCACTATTGAAGTTGGTAATTGTACCAACTCCAGTGATGTTCAGATTTCTACCACCAACTTCATCATAACGAATATCACCAGTTACATTTAAATTACCATCTACATAGACATCACTTTGGAATGTGGCAATTCCAACTACTGTAGAGGCACCAGAAACTTGAATATCGGTGACAATACCACTACCAATTGTTGCTGTAACAACGTCAGCTGCATTAACATCGAGGGTAACGATGGTTGCAGCAGTACCGACTATATCGGTTATGATACCCGAAGTAATACGGACATCAATAATATCAGCAAATTCAGAATCAATATCTCTGATTGTTGCTCCAATACCAGTCAGTGACTTCAGATCACTAACGTTAGCATTAATTACGGGAGCAAATAAATCTACACCAACTTCAACTTTACCATCAATGGTAGCAGCACCAGAGACTTGAATATCAGTAAAGGTTGAACCAACACTAGCATTAATTGTGCCAGTTACATCAACATTTCCTAGAACAAAGACACTTTCCCTGAAAGTTGATATACCACTGACAGATAATCCGTTTCCTACCTGAATTCTATCGATTACAGCTTCATCGTTCGTCGATAGAACTTTTCTTGGAATTAAGACGCCTTCTTCCGTAAGATCGGAAGGTAGTCTCTCCATATAATATTGACCACCAATAGCCGAAGGCAAAGAGCTTGGACCATTGGCACCATCACCAATATAAAGTTTTTTATAAGTTCCACCAGCACCAATATTGCTAGTGTCGTAAACGTATACTAGTTCACCGTGAGTAGCACCTGTTCCAACTGGGGGTAAATCTGGTAAACCGATGCCATACGTTCTTTTTATCTGAATTGGCATTAGTATACTCCCCCATCAATTGATACGAGATCCTGGAGACTAGCTGTGTTAATCCATCTTCCAGCAGAAGTCAAATACTGTAAAACCTCACCGTTTTTCAAGTCAGTGATAGTAACATCAGATAATTGATTCAAAGATCCGGCTCCACCACCACCGCCTCCTCCTCCACCAGAGGTTCCTACGGTTAATACTTTAATACTAGGTTGTTGTCCAACACGTACTTTTACGTTTGCCATTATCTCGTTACACCTCCTCTAACAAGAACGGTTCCCTCAACAGCTCTGGTTCTAGTGTCACCAGTTCTAATAACTAAATCGTAAACATAACGACCTGGTTTCAAGGTGCTAGTCAAAGTTGCACCCATAGATACCGTGATTACGCCATCGGTTCCGACACCAGCATTTGTAGCAAAGGGAGTGCTAGTTGTGGCAAGAAAATGTTTTCTTAAAGCAGCACTATGACCATAACCAGTTAAATCTAAAACACTGTCGGATGCCGAGTCTGCTAGTGTGAAATTTTGACTAAAATCAGCACCGACACTTATGCTAAGATTGGATACATATACGGCAGCCATTTATTGTAAGTAAAGCACCCTGTATTGGTATTTATCTTGTCAGTAAGTCATGAACTAGTTTTTTAAGTTCTTGCAGTTCATTCTCCAATTCTACGATTCTATCATTCTCACTATTTTTCATATTTCTCATACGAATGTATTCCTGATACCCTTGTGTATCAGTATTGACAATAGCATTTGACCGTGGATCACGATACAAATGCTTATGACCTTCAACTCTTATCATGCTAAGGCAACAACTCTAATGTCTGAGAATGTGGGAACTTTTGCTTGGTTTGAAGTTGTACAAACAACTTTTATCAAGAATCCAGTAAATTGATCAAGATTATTAGCACTGAACTGATACTCTAAGTAATCATTTTCAGTAAGACTTGGTGGGACAATAACGTCTGGATGACCAGTATTTCTGCTTGGATCAATTATCTCATCACCGAAACCATTTCCAGTTGTATCACGAAGATTTTCATAACCTGGGAACAGTTCATATGCTTGATCGATTTCACTAGAATCTGCTCTTACCAACTTATACAGAACTCTAAAGTCTGCCTCTGCTGGTCTAGCAGCAGAAAGAAGGACTCTGAGAGAACTAGCAGGTTGAGCAAGATCAACTCTTCTAGAGATATAAACTGAGGTATGTGGATCATCCTCATCAGTATTCACTCTTCCATCAAGAGCATAGTTTACGCCAGGATTGTTGATTCTATTAGCAAAGAGTTGGAAACTAGCAACATCAAGATTGATATATGGAGAAACATAAGAACTATCTGTAGTAAATTCTACTCCGAAAGTCAGTGACTTGTTGCGTGGTAGGTTTGTAGTTCTGGCATCTTCATTGATCTTAGAAGCAATCATTCTTGGTGAAGTCAAATCATTGATAGTATTGATACCGATTGGTTCAAATCCTTGATCCAAGAAAGAAACTTCAGTTCCATCTACACTTGTTGCTGAGATAGTTCTGAGACTACCACTGGCATTAGTCTTATCTCCAGGTGTGACTAAATCAAATCTAGGAGCAATCTGGTTGAACTGAACATTCTGAGTTGCTTCAATTCTAGCACCACCAACTAAGGCATTTGTGGTAAATGAAAGTTGTGGTTCTTGATTTGGAGTATCATCAGTGTCTCTGTTTGATCTATCAATCTGAATGTAATATCCAGCGATAGTTCTATCGAGAGATCCAATATCATGATCTTTGTTAATTCTTCTCAGAGAAACACCATTGAGTTCATACTTACGTGTTTCTGTATTTGTTGGGTGAGTGACAGTCAAACTATTGTCAACACCTCTCTGAAGGACTCCAACACTTCCAACACCAACAGAGTTATAAGCAATAACTTCATCACCAACGATCAGATATCCAGTGTTAGCAGCACCAACAGCAACACCTTCAAATGTTTCCAGTCCCACAGTGCTACCGAGAGAAACGATTGTGTCGTCAACTCCAAGAGATGCTGTCAGACTTTGAACTGGTGTATTTGCTACAATCTTAGACAGATTTAATTTGTTATTAGCAGCATACATTCCATGTGCTACATGATTAACAAATGCCCAAGAACCATCATTTACAGTTCCTCCAGTTACATTAGAACTGAGAACATTAACATTGGCACCCTTGATGCTACCACTGTTGTCATAGTAAGAAAGACCTGCTCCAACGGTTGGACCTTCACCTTGGACGTTTGTGAGGTAAAGAGTATCAACACCAGAGAGTGATGTTAGGTTAATTACAGCACCGTTTCCAGAACCGAGATCTGAAGTAACAATTCCAACGGTATCACCAACGACATATCCAGATCCACCTGCAACGATGGTTGCTGCTGTAATGGCACTAGTACCACCACCAACGGTAACACTCAACTTCAGACCTGTTCCGTTACTATTGATGTTATAAGTGTCTACAGAAGTTACACCTGAGGTTGGACCATATCCCAGACCTCCCGTAAAGATTCCAACACCATCGACTCTTCCACCTTGATTCTCAACTGTTCCAAATATATAACTCTTGCTATCGGATGTTACCTTTCTACCAATTGCAAGTGTAGTGATACCACTTACACCAGATGTATATGTTTCAATACCAACTGTTAATCTTCTGGGATAGGTTTCGATTGGATCCTGACCAAGAATTCTAGTTCCACTGTTACCAACATCCAGTTTTGGACTGTAGAAGTAAGCACTACCAGCACTAGCAGTAAAGTCTGCTCTGTAGAGCTTAAACATCATATCCTCATACTGTGAAGCAGACCAAATAGACCCGTTCTGAGACTTGAACAAGGATCCCATGGAATACTGGGTAGCATAAACAACACCTGTTGCTGCTGGAAGATCGTTAGCATTAACAGTCTTCTTACCCATCTCAGCAATCCAGACTTCATACTGATCTGTGTCAGCAAGAAGAACTACGGCATATTCTAAGTTTGGTTCCAGATAGATTGGTGATGGGAACTTAATGTTTGTGGCAATAGAGGCATCCCTAGATGTTGTAATTTCCTCTGGTTTTACCAAAACTCTAGCATGTGGAGAGGCTAAAGTTGTTGTTGGAGTGCCCAACTCCATTGTTCTCAACTGAACTTCAACAGGAATATTACCTGGATCTTTGTTTGCAAAGAACACATCAACCGACGTGATGAAAGCACCGTCATCTTCAACTAAGAAGGATTGTGCCAGAGGATCAAAGAAGACAGTCTGAACATTCTGAAGGACCAGAACTCTACCATTAGCAGTATAAGTAGTTTCTGCTGTAGAAATTAGTTTACTACCTGGTAATGGTTCGGCATTGGTAGGACTGTTGGTAAGTTTATACTCTTTAGTACCTGTTCTAATTCTTACGGTTGGTGCTGGTCTTGCTAATGGGTTTCTAAGGAAGAAACAACCAAGGAGATCACCACCATTATCAGAGAGGAGTCTGACATCAGATACTACAGCTTGAGCACCACTGTTAACACCCTTGACCTTCATCTGAGGTTCAACTCTTCCACGATACTGTCCTAGAGCATTCTGAGACATTGCCAGAACATCAAGGTTCAGGAAAGTGGTTGCCAAAGAATACTGCTCTGGTGGAACAGTATCTATGCTGTATGGGTTGTTTGTATAAGAGGTTGTAGGAGCAGCAAAAGGACCTTTCTTGTGGTCTGGTCTACAAAGTCTGAATCTACAGATTTCAACGTCATTATCACCAATTGTTCCGATTACAGTTTCTCCGATTTGGAAAATACCAGACAGATCTTGAATTTCAAGAAGTTTGGGAACAAAATCAACGGATCCGTTACCATCCAAGAACTGATAATATCTTGTGTTTGGTTTGAGTCCGACTGCTTCGAAACTTACGTTTCTAGATCTCATAAAGACATCGGCTGTATTAGAGACGACTCTTGTTCCACCAAATGCTTGTCCACGACGACCTGGGTTGGGGATCATGGTAACACGAGCTGGTCTCCAAAGTCTTCTGACCCAGAAATCCTGCTGTGGGTTCAATGTAACACTACCATTGTACAGAACAACAGCAAATGGGTTTACGTTCTCTACTTTAGTAGCATGTGGTTGATTTAAAAACTCAACTTCGTTGTACTTAAGTGTTACTAATTTACCAGTCTTTTGTACATTTGAATCCAACAGATCAAAATCAATTGACAAGTCGATTTCATCATCTGGAACACTGTTAGCACTAGAGAGAAGTCCTTCAACAGTGGCAGCATCTCTGAATGGAATCAAAAGTCCAGTATCTGGAAGCATTGTAGAAGAATCATCTACAAAATCAGAGTTCTTAAAGTCATCAACAAAGATTCCACTCTTGAATCTATCCAGTCCTGTGGCATCTCTTACTTGCAACGATTGTGTTTGGACTTCAAGTAAGTTAAGAGATGTGAGTTGCTCTAAAGTTTCAATTCTATCTTCTAACTTACCAATATCACGCATCGTGTATCTTCTGTTATCGATACTAGTGATATTAGCAGTATCTGGATCGTACAAGTATGCTGGCAAATTAATTTCTGCCAATAACATTACATCACCAACCTTTTCTGGTGGTTTTGGATTTCTATCAGCTACACCTTCAACATAAACAAAGTTTCCGAGTTTGTTAAGATACAGTCTATCAATTCTAGGTACATAGAAATTGTAACCAATGATAGAACTTTCATTCGAAGCAAGTAAAAGTTTTGGTTGATTAGTAAATACCCTAGAATTATAGTCAAATGGAGAAGCAGTTGCTGTATCTGGATTAAATATGGCAACTCTAGGTCTGAAGTCCAATGTATCAGAAGCCCTTCTCATATTTGGACCAATTAGTGGAATATCCTTGGCAAATCTTTCAGCATCATAACTATCAACAGTAAAGATATCACCCTCATCATTTGATGGCACTGTATAGTGGTCAAAAATAGCAAATAACTTTCTTGTTGGTTCTGGATATCCATCTCTTCTAATGAGACGAGAATAATCATAGTATTGATCCTTTTGTCCCTTATCTAAATCGAAGAAGGAAGAGACATCGTTGTATCTTCCAGGAACAAATGACTGAATTTGACCGATAACATTAGATTCTTGGAAAATTACATTTTCCTGAGTATTAAAAGTGTTTTCGTTCAAATAAACGAAGGTGATAGTATTAGCACCCTTAGTCACTACTTTAGCAACGGCACCAGAGTCATTGCCAATAACATTTTCACCTAAAATTACACTGTCATTAATCTCAGAATTAGTGAAGAAGTTCAGAGTATCTAAGGTTACAGTAACATCATCAAGAGATTGATATACAGCAAAAACATTTGCTACATCAGGATAATTCAAGCAAATTTCTTTATCTTGAACCCTAGTTCCATAGAATACATTGAAATCCAATCCATCACTATTGCTGGTATTGGCATCAGTTCCAGACTGTTTAGTCTTAGACTTACTAATTTCTACAGTTCTTACACGATTATAAACTTTCTTCTTATTCTGAATAGAAGTTTTTCTAATAGTGGCAACTACAACAATATTCGACTCACTAAATCTCAGAGAGTTGAAAGTTACAGTGTTTGAAGTCACAGTAACTTGGTCAGAAGTCAATGGATGAATTTGACCATCACTATAAATGATGACATATCTGTCTTCATCAAAAGCATCAAATACAATATCCGTAAGATCAGTGATATCTGATGTTTGTAGTGTCAACACACCACTTGCATTAGTGGTTTTACCAGTAACTTGAACTACTGCTTTGAGATCCGAACCCAAGAAATCAACTGTGGCAATGTTACCATCGTCAATTGGAGCATAAAGATATGCCTCTTCTTCATTTCTTACTCTACTTCTACCCAATTTAAATTGAGTGGTTGTTGTAGAACTTGGAAGTGTCCCTTCACAAACATCTTGAACGCTATCAACGGCAGATAACGTCATGAATGTACCACCAACAGAAATAGAGTCTACTCTGTTAAATGTTACCTCTTGAGCCTGTGGTTTCTGATATCTAATAATATCACCAACTCTGAAGTTTACAAAATTATTTCCTGGAGAGGTAGTAATACCATTATTATTGATAGAAAGTGTATCTGCTACACTGTAATTAAATGGGGTATCAAAATCAAGAACAACGTCTGCCATAAAATCTGTAGAATATCCAGATAAAGCAGCACTGTTCTGATACAACATTCGGATATCACCAGATCCAAACTGAGTTACAGAATCAATAGTTCTTGGAATAGTCGTAATACCATTGATAGTGATAGATTCACCAACAACAAATTTGCCAGCAGTTTGTCTCAGGAAAACTTCTGATTTTCCAGATCCAACAACAGTGGCATATCCACTAGCACCACTACCGTTTCCTTTGACATAGGCAGTTGCTGGTAATTCACCAGCATCGACTGTAGCATTTAATTGAAGTTTAGTGTATGTTTGAAGATCATAAAGATAGCAATCAAATACACTAGCATCTGTAACAACACCAACAGCAGATTCTGGTCTTACTGTATAAACTCTTGCTTGACCAATTTGTGTTCCAACACCAACACCAGTGTTATCTCTTCTTTGATCATATAGTTCAACTGTTCCAGTGAATTCTGGTATTCCATTGACACGATTGAGTCTAACAAGGTTCCCCATCTCAAAATCAACGGATGAGGATTCTACTTTTTTAGTATCTCTAGTTTTTTTAACGTCTAATACTGTTGTGCCATTTTTTTCAACGTCATATCCTTTGACGTAAGCAACTCCAGGACCGACTTTTAACAAAGCTAAATCATCGGAAGGGGTGCTTCCTTGTGGAGTTGACTGATTTGAAAAATACAGACCATCATTACCAGTTCTATCATTTAGAGAATTATATAAATCAAATTCAAAGTCTTCTACAGAATAATTACCAGACTCATCAAAAGTTCTCTTTGCAAAATAATCACGAATGATATTATATTGAGACCCTTTGATAACTTTTCTTATTTCACCGTTTTCTACTCTTAAAAGTTCGATGAAATTGACATCTGTCGTGTCATCTAATACTTTTTTGGATAAGGTAAGGGTGATTTTTAATCTATCAGCACCTGGAGCAGTGTAGTTAGAAAATCCTTTAGCATTATCATAGAGAGATGGATCATCCTTAGCAGTTGCTAAAGTTTCTGATACCGTCAATCCAACTCTATATGATGGTTGATTACTATACTGCTCAAGTAAAATAGTCTGTTTTGTTACTCTAGCAAATGTTCCTCTAAGGAACATGATACCATCACCAATATGTGCCGCGGCACCAATAGAGTTAGCATCTTCTGGAATACATGTGGCAAAAGTATTACCAGCAGGAATTGTTGTATTACCGTAATCGACTGGTTCTAATGCCTCAAGATTTTCACCATCAGTAAATCCATCAAAACTATAATTTGTAGCAGAGTTGATGAATTTTACGTAGAGAGTAACATTATTCCTTTCAGATAGACTCTGAGGGAGGACATACTGAACCTGTGCTGTGACACCAGATTCCTGTCCGATAATTCTCTTACCTACAAAGTTATCAATATAAACACTTACATCTGTTCCCAGATGAGTTGCTGTGATTTCTACAGCATAATACTGGTTATCAAAAGTAACATTGCCAGGAATAACAATGGAACCTTCTTTGAAAATATGACTACCAAAGTTTTCAAGTTGATTCTGTAAAATCGATTGTAGAGTCGTCAGTTCTCTAGCCTGGATAGGAAATCCTGGTTTGAAGAGAACACGATAATAATCCTTATCAGCGTCAAAATCGTCAAAATATGGATTGACGTTGAGATTAGTCTGTTGTGGCATTTTATTAGAACTCTAATACGATTTTAACATCTTCCTTCTGTCTTTCATTCCTGGTTACAGAAGGTCTATTATCAAGGTAGATAATTTCACCTTTCCTCTTATTTATTTCTGGATTAGCAAGACCATCTGTGAACTGAACGCCAAGGTTGACGACCTTTCCTGATGCCAAGGTGGTTGTAATTCCAGTAAAGTTTTGATCTACGTTTACACTAAATGAACCACCAGTTTTTGTGATGGCATTTGCACTTGATGTAAAGTCAATAACTGGTGATCTAAAGTTAACACCAAAGTTATCTTTTTGACCACCAGAGGCAGGGTTGAAGTAAAGACTTCTGTCTTGGTAGTATTTGATAATCTTTGTGTTTGTATCGTAAGAAGCTACGATTCCTCTAGCAGTAGATCCTACACCAACTGTTTGTTCAATCTTATCACCAACTACTAAATCCTGAGCAGAACTCTGGGATTCGTATTTGATAGCATACAAAGCAGAGAACTGATTATCAGTAAATGTACTGTCAGATCCAAATGATGCTGGGTTTTGAACAATTCCAACCTGGGCAAATACAGTATCGGAAGCAAAATCAAAAGAAGAATTATCAAATCTGGAATACATCAGAACCTTATCAGCACCCAGTTCCTTATAGACATCGAACCCATGTCCCTTAGATGGTGGAATAATGGGAATCAATGTAGCAAAAGCAGCAGTTGCTGTTTGAATACCAGAGTTTTCACTAGAAAGATCCACTCTACCAAATGAATACCCAGCACCACCAGCGGTAACCTGAGTTTCAATAATTTGACCTAAGGAGTTGGTTGTAATTCTAACCTTACCACCTGTTCCATCACCAAGAATATCAAATTCTCTAGCAGTAAATTGTGGATATCCAAGACCAGGATCATCAATTGCAACAACTTTAATTTGATTATTATTAATCTCAGAATTACCGTTATCTCTAACAGCTTGAATTCCTACGTCAGTGGTTGTTGACCAATCATTTGGAACAGTAATGTATTCTGTAGAGTCAAACTTAACAATGTCACTGGGACTAATAGTATAAAGATACTTCCAAAGATATCCATCACCACTAGTGCCTGCTCTAGTTGGTTCTACATCGGTAAAAGTTGGTTCATCAAGAGATGATGATGGGACAGTAGAAATTCCTGCTGCTGTTCCATTATCTAAACAAATATAAACACGAAACTCACTATTTACCACATAATAATTTGCTCCATAAAGTCTATTGGAGTTGGTTACCTGAGATTGGTTTGTCGAACTATAGTCATGTCTATAATAATCATAGGTAGATCCTTGAACCCAATTTACCTTTCTAACCAATCTTCTAGTATTAGCAGATGTGACACGTTTGCCAAAAAGCATTGTGTCATACACATGGTTAGAATAATTAATATTGTCAGTTGGGAATGGAGGACCACCAGAATCATTCCATGTAGATGTCCTACCAAATCCAGCAGTAGTAGGATCTGATAAACTCATGAATGTATAATATGAGTTTGCTGTATTTGCCACCGAAGCAACAAAATTACTAGCGTTCAAAATCCTAAATTGATCCGTGATTATAGCAGACATTATAAGCCTATAGTTTATTTTTGTATTTATAAGGTGATTTTACCTCTTGCTCAGAGCACCTGTGTCTCTGAGACCAACGTCTCTTCTTTGGAATGTGGGATAAGTTGTAAGACCAACTTCAAAAGCATTACCATCGGAGAAGAATTCTAATGGTGTAGATGCTCTGTCAATACCAAAGATACGTCCCCATGATATCTTACCAGCAGGTTCTAAGTAAGAACCAGTCGTGGCAACACCAACAACGTTAGTGTCTGGATCAACATAACATGTGATAAGTCCAACCGTTCCAGAAATATTAGCATAATATAATTCATAAACATTATCAAGTTTATCTGTAGAAATACCAATCACATTTGTAGTACCAATACCAACAGATGTTGCCGATCCAACCAATGTAGTTAGTCCAGTTCCAACTCCAGTATCGGAAACTACAATTCTATATCCAGGCAAAAGTTTTTGCCTTTCAATCTCTGTTGGAACATCTTGAAGATCCAATTGGAATACAATTCCCAAACCTTCAGCAGGAATACTCATGTTATATTGAGAAGTAAATCCAGTGGTGTTAAGAACATATGCTCTATCACCATCGGCCGCCGAAGTTTGAATTGTCATTGCTGTGGGAATACCAACACCAATAGTGGAGGTTTCGACACCAACAGCAGTAGTTATGTCATAATCAGTAGACAAATCAAATTCAATAATTTGTTCATTTTCACCACCAACAACCAACATCTTAGATCCATCTTGACTGATTGAGAAGTCATATGGAGCATTATCATCTACAATGGTGTGATTTTGTACATATCCAATTGAGGTAATGTCATATGGAATTGTAAGTTGATAATGATAGAAAGTAGCAGTAGCTGGATCAAGTGTATAAACTGTACGACCGACTCCAGTAACAACCATTGCTCTATGTGCCTGAGTTTGGTTGGCAATTGAAATCTCTGTGCTAACTCCAGTTGCTGCAATTGATGTAAGATCCCAAGCAGTTCCTAAATCAAATTGATTTAATTGAGTTACAAATGGTGCCTGAGCACCTTTGCCTACTGTATACAGTTTAGTTCCATCAGCAAGGAAGTAAATATCATATAGTTCAGTCACACTACTACGAATATCAACAGTATTGCTCCCATTAATAACTGCTGTATTGATTTTGTGTGGTGTTGACATTGTATATTCAGTGATCGTTCCACCGGCTCCAGCAGCAAAGATGCTAGAACCATCATCCTTAACTGCTATAGAGACTGCTGTGTTGATACCTGTAGATACGTCAAATCTATCATTTGGAGTTGCCTTAGTAACATCAAATGGGAAGAATTCTTCCAATCTGGCAGCAGATGTTGTGATGCCAGTAATCAGACCAGTGTATCCCTCAACTTCAAGATTTGTAATACCACCAACAGATTCAATATTAATGGTTTCGGTAGAACCAAATCCAACAGTAGCAATGCCAGTTTGAAGCACTCCACCAAAATTAGTATCTGTTCCATCAACACCAAGGAACAGTGATGTGTCATCAACAAATATTTGTGTGTCACTAGTTGTAACATTTTTAATCACACTTGCTGTTGGATAAATTTGAGCCTCAATTGAATCTCTTTCTTTTGAAATAAATTCACCATTCAATATCCTGTCAACCTTTTGTTTGGTCCAAATTATTGGTTTATTAGTTACCTGATTAACACCCTCACCTCTGTAGAGAGTGGTTTCGGTTTCACTGGAAGAAGTAATACCAATAACTGTTCTGGTGGATTCTTGAGAACGATTTTCTAAAGTATTTGGTGCTAATCCAAATTCAATCAAAGGTGTTCTCTTTATAAAGATATCATCACCAGGTTTGATTGTCTCATTGATATTCGTGAACAGACTATCTGTACCAACCTTACCTCTATAGAAGAAGATAGATATTTTGTCCTGTGGTACTGGTGGTTCAGTAAACACAATTGATGTGCCGCCATCAAAGTTGTATGCTGTGCCAGGTTCTTGTAAAACACCGTTGATGAACACAATCAACAGAGATTCGAGATCAATTAAGGCAGAATCAGGATCATTCTTATCAACTTCAAAACTCAATGTTTGATCATTGTATGATAATGGGAATCTAGCTCTTAGTCCATCTTGAAGAGCACTAATGTCATCAATGTAATCAAGTTCACCAAATTGCCAAGATGAGAATGTATCTTCAAATGTATCAAGGATTTCAATCTCAAACTGTCGGAAATTGTCACCAACGTTAGGATCTGTTGCCAGTCCAACGACAGTCACCTTATCACCGGCTCTAAAGGCATAACCTGGTTTGGTAATTCTAAACTCCTTAATTTCAAACAGAGTAGCACCAATACCAGATCTTACAATTCCACCACTTTCATAAGTATGAGCGATCGTACTAATTCCAACATTTGTAGTGAATTGTTGTAAATCTGTATCGATAGACAGAACACGATAATCAAATCCTTGAGTTCCATCTGGGAAAATGGTTGTGGTCACACCAGCGTGTGGTGCTGTACATGCGAAACTAATATTTCTCAGTTGTACAAACTCATTAAGTCTAGGTACAAAATCTGGTGCTGTTACTGTGGCAAGACCAGTGGTTTCGTCATATTCAAAGTTTACAATTGGTTTTTCTTGGAAAAATGTGTTGATACCAATAACGTCGATAGTTACCGACATTCCAATACCAGTCTCTGAGGTATTACCAATAGCAAGTCTAGAAATACCAGTAACTGGAAGATTTTCATAACTTGGAGAATCAACAAAAACTCGTGGATTTACATATCCAGTTCCACCAGAAACGATCGAAACAGCAATTGTTCCACCAGCACCTACAGTAGCAGTAACTTCGGCACCTGTACCAGCTCCACCACCAGGATGGGCATCAACAGTGATTGTGTTTGTGGTTACAGAAAGAATTGCGGTTACAATTCCAGCAAGTGGATCTGTTGATCTTGGATATGGATTCAAAGATCTAAAATCATCAGAGGAGCATGTGAATACAATACCACCAGTATCAATTCCAATAGAATTACTAGTAGTTAATCCGTGATTTGGGATAGTCAGAACCAAAAGTCCTGTTGGTGAATCATAAGTTGCTCCAGTGGCAGTAAAGGCAGGTCCATCAAAACTTGTTTGTCTAATAGATCCAACACCAGCACTTACAAATCTATGCTCAAAAGCAATGTCTGTGACAGCAACTCCAGGAACGGTTACATATCCACTACCAAAGTTAGCAGTTGTCCACTTGGCAAAGTTACCACTACCAACATAAGTATGAGCAAATGTAACTACACCTACCTGAGACTTGAATTGTGTTGCTGAAATGATTTCATCAACGTAATATGGACCAGCTGGTTTGACCTCAAATGCATTTCCAGCAGTTGCTCCAGATCCAGTGTAAGTATGGGCAATTGTAGAAACACCAACATCAACGACGAATTTATTCGTACCAGCAATTCCAAGAATTGGATATCTGTTTGTGTTAACACCAATTGCTTTTTTACCCGAACTTCCATCAGGGAAGGTAGTTGTAGTTACTCCAGCATGTGGCAGAGTACAAGAGAATCCAATATTCGACAGATCAACATATCTACCAATACTAAAGTTGTGGGCTGAAGTTAATCCAACAGTAGCAATGCCTGTTTTGTTATCATAATCGAAAGAACTAATCGTAAAGTTAACTCCTTGCTCAGATGGGAAAACATAAACATTGTGGAAAGGAGATTCAGATGGACAAGAGAACTCCAGTCCACTAAAGTTAATTTTGTCACCAACATTTAGTGTATGGTTTCCATCTGATGTAACTGTCAAAATACCTGTCAGATTATCATAGGCAGCTGTAGAAATATTGACTGTTGTTCCTGTCGTTGGAATACCAGTAACTTCAGTAATTACACCATTAGTTGCCGTAGCGACAATTTCAGCTGGAACAATTGGAGCATATCCCAATCCATTTGTAGAACCAAACGAAATAGGAACTCCACCCCTTGGAAGTTGATTTAGGTTAATATCAGTTTCATCAACAATTTGACCACCGGCAGCTGACAAAATACCAGTAAACACAACACTGCTTATACCAGCATTTTCTATAATTGAGAAATTATTATTTGTGTTATTTGGAGTCGAAGGTGCTTGGAAAATACCATTGATTAAAACTAATCCATTTCCTCCAGTAGATCCGATGCCAGTTACATCAGTACCAATAGATGTCAATCTAAACCTAGAAGTAACTCCATCAAATTGATCAGAGATATCGTCAAAGATTAAATTGCTATCATAATTCTTTCTTAGATAAACACGACCATTGAAAGAAGATCTAGGTATGGTTAAACCTCTTTCGTCTAAGTCTTGTCTACCAGCACCTTTTGGAGCAGATGTGAAATGAATTTTACTATTAACAATATTGAATGCTCCACGATAAACACTAACGGCATCTTCAGCACTATGAGAGGTAGCACTGCTTCCAACAAATCCTCTTGTAACTTCTACGAGAGGAATGTCACCATCTGCAGCAACACCAACGTCTGATGTGCTGCCCAAACCAACAATATTAATCTTGACATATTCATCATTAATCTTGAGCAAATCATTTGGTCTAATGGAAGAAATTCCACTCAGTTCAAAAATAGTTGCTCCTGCTCCGATAGCATTTGTGAGTGTAAAATCAAGAGGAGTTTTACTAATTGGAGATTGAACAATACCATCAATACTGATTATTGCCTTTTCCTTATTCTTGACCATGGAAAGAACGTGCTTATTGCCCGTTCCAACAGATGTAAATGTAACACCTGTGCCTGCTATGGCATTAGCAGTGGTAATAGCAACTCTAAATTGAGAAGCATTATCTCTAATAGCATAAACTGTTTGTGGTAGTCTGGCTGTGCCAACACCGGTATCATATACAAGTCCAGTGGCAGCTACTCCAACCAAGTTGCTACCAGGAGTGTAACTTAATTCTTCACCATCTTGGAAATAATGCTCTACGGTAAATACACCATCAGAAGGTCTAAGAATAGAAGAATCTGGGTCGAAAGTTTTAGCAAAAATATCTACAGAGTTATGTTTGGCATCAAACTCTAATACTTCTCTTTGATTAATACCAAAGTAAGTAACTTGAGCTACATTTGATCTAACATTTCCATATGTAAGATCACCGATTCCACTAACACCACCATTGTTATCAAGATCTCTATAAACAATTTCATTGAAAGTCTTGATATCAACATCACCAGTGATGTCTGGATAGAACTTAACATCAATGATATTGTCAACACCATAATCAACTCCGAAAGTACCAACTCCACTAGTGCTACCAATCGATAAGAAAGGATAAGTTAGAATATAAAGGTTCTTTCTTTGATCATCGTTTACAACGTAAACTTGGTGAATCGCTTGTGTTTCACCGATGGCAACTTTTACAGTTGATTTAACAGAAGCATCAGTAATACTACTAATACCCAAGATGCTTGTAGAAACACCACTAGTTGTAGTGGAAAGACCAGCCTCAAGTCTTGCAGTTCTTTCAGAACCATCTATTGTTCCTGTAAATTTGAATCTGTATGTTCCAATTCCAGCACCACTAGTATTGATTCCTACAGTTTGAGTTCTTATTCTTACATCATTAGATCCATTGTTAGTAAAGGAAAGTGTAACAACACCAGAATCAATAGATGAAGTAAAGGATCCAATAAATGGACCAGAGAATCCCGAAAGAGAAACTCTAGTGTTAAATGCTGCCAGTTCCGTCAAATGAGTGTCACCAGCACTATGGGACAATACTAATTCATAGTAATCAATATCATTTGTCAAACTATCATAAACTTCTACAGAGGAATATATGCTATCGGTATGTAAAGTGCTGAATCCAATAACGGTTGCTGATGCTCCGGCAGAAACAGTGTCTGTTGAGGAAATTAAATCAACAAATCCAACATTAGCCGACCCTACACCTGCTGTAGTATCATCAAAGAATGTTTGTAATATTTTAATATCATAATCAGTATTGTATGGTTCAAATGGAGTGAATCTCAAACTATATTGATTATCATCAGAATCATAAACACCATCAAATTCTCCAACACTATCACCAAGACCAACCTTTTCCAAGGCAAAGGTATCTTGATTATTTGTTATCAGAACAATTTCTTTCAGGGACAGTTCATTGCTATTTGTAGCATCAACTGTTTGAACAATAAACTTATTAGTTTGTCTACCTTCAGTCCACTCACCAGTATCAGTAAAGTCAATCAAGTCTTCTGAGTTTTCATTTAAGAAATTGTCACTAATATCATCAATAGAAAGAACTCTGTTTGATTTGTTCAGGATAAAATCACTGACTTTAATATTTTCAAATTCAATAGATTTAGAAGTGTTAGTTGTAGCCTCAACATCTCTAACATAATCAAAATCATTTACCGAATCTACTCTCTTTGCTCCATCATAAACATCAATGACCAAGAAAGGATCTTCCTGAGCAGTGGTGAAAGAAGCACCAACATTACCAGTTGGGTCTATCTGCATGTCAACGAAGTTTCTATATCCAGCTGGGTGAACAATATCATTCACATAACTGATAACATCGTCAAACGATTTTACACTTTGAACAGAATATGACATTCTCTGATAGTAGTCATTATCAGATGTTACTTGATAATCCTCATCTAAGAATCCAATTTCGTTACTCCAACCCTTAGTGAACTTAGAAGTAGAATCTACATTAAATCTACCAACTTTACTGCTCAAATCAGAAATTGTACATCTAGATCCACTTACAGAACCAGTTAGTCTATCACCAACTTTAATTGGTGTAATTCCAGTGACATTCAATTTACCAGTCAAATCATTGAAACTACTTACAAAGAGATCAACAGATCCAATGACAAAATTATCATTCAAGAATAATGCTTCTCCAGGTATAAATGTAGATGATTTTCTTTGAATAGAAAATTCTGCCAAATTATCCTTTTTAATTACATTAGCAAAGAATCCTGGATTTGTGATTGCAATACCAGTATTATTTCCCCCAGAAACAAAACTAGAAAGGCTATATGTAAGAGTATTAGGATTAGCAGAACTATTATAGTTTGTAATTGTAAAATAAGCATAATCATAGTCAGATGAGTTGTGACCCTGACCATCAGTAGATGCTAAACCAATACCTTCAACAAAAATTAGATCTCCATTAGCAAATGGTGCTGTTGTAAAACCTAAAATTGGTGTAGAAATACTAAGTGTAACTGTGTTATCTGTACTTGAAGCAACACTAACAATAGAAACACCATTATCATTGTTTATAGGAATAATTCTATAAACACTTTCATCATCAAGACCAACTGGATTTCTATCAATTCTAATACCAGCAACTTCTACACCATCTATAACTGTTGTTGGACTTACAGAACTTCCAGCTAGTTCTACTGTTCCATCAAATTCAGGAACAACGGTGCCCTCTTCAGGATCAAAGAGAATCAAACTGGGTGGAGTTAGATAGTTTCTTCCACCAGTAACAACCGTTACTGAATCGAGAGTTTGATAGTCCTGAACGGTCAATTCATTAGGGATGGCAGCTTCAGGTTTTAAGGTTTTGTCAGATGGATAAGAGAATCCCTGAGTCAGTAGTCTTACACCTTCAAGTTTTCCAATGCTACTTGAATTCAATCTTAAAATAGCACCGACACCTTCATCAGAAGTTATACTGGAGATGCTAGGAACTGTTCTATAGTCAAGACCTTCGAATATAAGTTTGACATCATTAATTCCACCAGTTGCTGTTAAAGAATCTGTCGTATATTCTAGTTTTTCAATTTGATCTCTTACATAAGAATCTCTTTCTGGTGGAGAATTCAAATTAACATCGAAAGTATTGCTGCTTACATCAGTAACTTTATAAGATCCATTATATTTGCTATTGTAATATTGAATTTGATTATTACTTAAAACACTAACATCAGAAGTGCTGATATATCCACTCTTCTCAAGATTGTAATATAAGATGGATGGGAAATTATCAGAATATTCTAAAGTTACTCCAGCACCAACTGTTCCTGGAGTGCCAAATTCTGTAATTAAGAATTCAGTAGTTGATCCTGTAGATACAACTCTGTTCTTATAATCATCAGTGTAATATATTCTAAAGTTATATCCAGTAAGAGTAGAATCTGATAAGTTAAATTCTACATTGTTGTTTTTAAAGACTTCTAATGGAGGATTAATCAAAGAGAATGTATGATCATGTCCACCAGCAGAAGTTAAAGTGATGGTTCTAGGGGGAGAAGAGAATATATCTTTCTTGGTATCTGCCAGTTGGAAATTATTCGTATCAACCGTATATACAAAGTAAGATCCTGTAGTAAGACCACCAATTGATTCACTAGTTTCATAGTAGACTTTATCACCACTTATAAATCCATGAGAATTTTGAGTAATGATGTTGGTCGTTGTATTAATACCACTAGAACTAATTGCTACTGGATTGATCAGTAGTTTTTCATCTACAATTTTAACTGTTACAGTACTAGCAGCACCAACTCCAGTCGTTATACCTGGTTTTACGTTTAATTCAATTTTATCACCATTAACAAGTCCATGAGATTCTCCAGTAGTTACTGTTGCTTTTATCTTCTTGATATCAGCAGTAACTTGTGGATATTTTGTAGTTAACTTATAATCATAAGAATCAGTTCCAGTAACGTCACGGAAGAAAACACTGGGTCCATTCAATACCGTAGCAATACCAACATGATCTTTACTTGATACGACAGCATAAACTACGCTTGGCATATCAAATTTAGATTGTGATGGAGAGGTTGAAATGCCAATTGCTCCAGCAGCAGATCCAACTGTAAAATCAAGTTCTTGATTAGTTACAAATGGATGATTTTGTAAGAAAATAGATTGTGTTGGAATAGATCTTATTGTAGTAATTCCATTGAACTGATAAGATCTTGTGGTGGCAATACCTGCTGTAGATCCAATACCAACAACTTCAAATGGATTGAAGAAAATTTCATCCTGTTCTCTGGATTGGAAATATGGTGTATTGATTTTTATTTCAAACCTTTGAGGTAAGAAATTAACATTTTCAGTTGCAGTATGTGCTATGCCAGATTCATTAGCATATCTTTGAACTCTTAATATTCCATCTGCCTCAAAGACATTCAAAATACCCATGGTTTCATTCGATACTGTAATCGAACTACCAAAAGAAACTGGAACAAAAGAAACTTGAATGTCAGTTACCATACCACTGACACCTGTTGATCCAACTCCAACAACTAATTTTGCTTGATTAGTTCCGATTCCAGCTTCTTGAGGTCCGTTAAGACCAGCAACGAAAGTTGATAATCCAGTAACCTGAACAATATCATTATCCAATAAATCAAAGTTTGGTTTAATGGAAACTTCTACCGTGGAATTATTTTTCCAAGTTACAATAGCGTTTTCATATGTTTCTTCTGTAGAAGCAATGCTAGTAATAGTTCTACCATTAATTCTACTGATTTCAGCAGCAACTCCTGTTCCGACCTCTGTCTCATCAAAGTTAATATTGTCCCCAACAGCATATCTGGCATTACCTGTAGAGGCAACACTGATAAAGTCAACAGAACCACTACTTAAGTCATCAACAATTGAATCTTGTGGGAATATCTTATATGGTTCAATAACAAAGTCATAAGCAGACTGTTGTTGAGCAATTTTATGTGGGAAAGTATTTCTAATAAGTTTTGAATTATTAAAATCAAAAGACTGATCAATTTTATCAGCTGGATTTATATTTTCACTGATCGCCTTTGATCTAAATGAATTTCCAATAAAGAAGGGGAATTCTGGATTGTTAGAAGAATCAATAGTTCCATAATAAGCATACACACCTTGGGGGAATTCATTGGTAATAGAGAATCTACCATTGAACTCATCAAGATCTCCAGAGTTGTTAAATTTAAAGTCATCAACAAAGAAACCTGCTGGGAAAGTTACGGAACTAGGTCTATTTTCAATATGAGTGATACTTTGCACATAACCAGATTCCATTCTTCTGGTTCCACTCTGAATATCTTCTGGATCATTATATCCAAAAGATCCATAAATTGGATTTCCATCATATGCCCATCCAATCAATGGTGAGTGGAAAGATCCACTATCTTCAAAAGCATCTCTTAAAGTTATACCATATCCAATAGCAGCATATTCAAGACCTTGATCAGGTGTTGGTGAAATAATCTCACCACTGTTATTATTATTTTTAGCAAACTTATTGACACGTAAACGTCTTACGAAACCATTCAGATTTGCCCCAGAACCGACAGAATCTGCCCTAATGACAGTTGTATTGGCATCGTAGTTTACACCCCCACTCAAGACGACTACAGAGGTTACTATACCAGCACTGTTTATCTGTGCTCTCAGTCTAGCACCACTACCTGTGGTGGCAATTCCCACTGCATTTGACTGAACTACTAATTCTGGTGGTGAAGTATATCCACTACCACCACTAAGAACAAATACACTATCAATTCTACCATTTAGAACAACTGGTTTTACTTCAGCTCCTTGTCCACTGTTAATTTCAATTTCAGGAGTTCTTTCAAAATTTAAAATCTCAGATCCATAATCAGTTCCTGGTTCGTAGAGATAAGCATCAACAATTGGACCACGGATAACAGGTGTTGCCGTAAACGTACCCTCTTGTTGTTGTGTGGTTACAGCACTAATAGTTACAGCTACATCTGGGTATTTAAAGATATGACTACCAACTCCAACAGTTGTCATATTGACAAATTTGCCTCTGTTGAAGTCAGTTAAATCTGTTCCAGCAGCTCCAGCATTAGACAGTCTAAAAGTATCACTATCTACGACTAAAATCTTGTATTTTGTATCCGATGATAATCCTGAAACAGCAGTATCTGAGAATTCATATTCTACAATATCACCATTAGAGAAGTTATGATTATCAAAGTTAACTGTATCATATTCAGTTCTAATACCACTTGACTGAACAATTAGTTTTCTATTAGAATATCCTTGTCCAGGGTTAAGAACATTAATCCTATCAATCTTTAGCTTCTTCTCTGTAGTTCTAAACTTCATTACTCCAGAATTATTTTCTGTAGTAATACCAATAGTATTAATACCAGTTAAAGCATCTAGTTGATTGTTATAAAGTTGAATCGTTCTGCTGTTGATAAATCCAGCATAGTATATACTTCCCGTTTGTAACGTTAAACCTTGAATCTCATCATTAGATGTATTTGAAGAAATACCCAAAGGTTGTGCTAATTGAGCACTGTAAACAATTGGATCACCAGTTTGGAATGGATGAATTGAATCAAAAGTAATTGTATTAGCAGTGATGTCAACACCACCATTTTGTGTAATTGGTTGAGCATCAAAGAAAGCTTCTCTGAATTCAGATGCTAAAGTTGCAGAAGCTCTTGCTCCAGAACCATTACCACCAGTAATGTTAATTGCTAAAACTTCTTCAATATCAAAGTTAACTGGATCAACTAAAATATCTGTGAATGATCCTTCGACAACTGCCTGAATTCTTGCTGTGGTTCCTGTAGAAACTGATGGATTATCAACAACAACATTTGGAGGAGTAACAGCATCATAATTAGAACCACCGTTGAATACTTCGGTTCTATCTAATGGTCCATAGAAAACAGAATCATCAACTTTATAGTTAACAATTTCTACACCATTAATCAACATTCCAGTTGATCCTGGTAATGTCTCTTCTTTAACACCATCAGTCAATCTTTGACTTAATGGGAATTTTTTAAGAAGTTTTTGTGGTTGAACCTTACCTTCTCTTTGTTCTGCTAAGGTAAAATAATGTGGTCCATCTATAACCTCATTAAAACTTACAAAAGATCCTGCTGCCAAGAAAGATCTACTTAGAGCTAATTTACATCTATTGTTATTTGGTGGTGGTTCTTTTGAAACATAATACACACCTGTAGACAATCCAACAATTGGTTTTACTCCTGGACCGGGTTCATAGTAAACCTCATCACCAGTGAAGAATGGCAGAGCATCTTGGAAAGAAAGTGTATTATACGATAATGTATTTGAATCAAAGTTCAGAATAGATCCAGAAGATGTGGATGCTACAGAAATAGTTACAGATGTAATTGATGGAGAGATAGCATAATTTGGTAGAGAGTTTGAAGCAGAATATCCAAATTCTTCATTTTCAATATAAGTATTGAGAACATCGGAAGCAACTACGTTATTACCGAGAGCAATCGGAGTTACGTTACTTGTTGCTGTATTAATTCTTTTTCTTACATCATAAGTGCCAAGTGGATTGATTTGAGAATAATCACCAGCACCTAAAGTTATGGCATTATCTGTAAGGTTTACATTAACAACTTCTAAATTAGATGCTACAATATTTTGACTGTTTCTATCAAGAATATCTACAAAATCAAAAAGTTTTAAACTTGATTTGGCAATAGGTGATTCAAGATTGAATGTAGATCCACTGAATGTAGATACAAAATATCTTGCAGAACTATTGTAAATCCAAGAATTGAAAAATACTTTGGAGTATGAAGTATCTTCTGGATTATCATAAACTACTTTACCAAGACTCTTTACAGAAATCTTAGAACCTTCAACGGCAGAGAAAATGCTTTGATCTTCTGTGTCTAATTCACTTAGAACACCTGTTACAAAGAATCTTACAGGTTTTGTAAGATCATTTGATTCGTAAGCATATACAAAAGTATCTTGAATAACTTCAGATCTGGGAGAGATGTTTTCAATTACACCTTCACATCCAAAGAACTGAGTAATAGTTTTGTCGGTATAAGTTACAGTATTAACACCAACGTTAAATATTCCAGCTTCGGGGAATCCAATAGTTGAATCTACAGTTATAATAGAACCACCAACTCCAACTTCACCAATTGTAAAACTACTACCAGGAATAACAAATTTACCTTCAACCAAAGGAGAGTCATCAAATCCAGTAAACAAGGAAATTTTATAGTAAGTCTGTATACCAATGTTCTCAGAGGACCCTCTAGAGAAAATTTCAATTTCAGAAACTGGACCAGAAGCAGCTCCAACTCCAATACTTGGATTAGCATCTTGGAACAACGTTGTTCCAGAAATTAGAGCAGGGTTTTGAGTGAAAAGAGATGTGCCAGAGATCAGTCTTGGATCACCACTAATCAGTCTTGCTACGATTATTTCTCTACGAATATATTCGGCAAATGATGGTTTTGATAAAAATTGTTCTAGATCAATTACTTTAGAATCTATTCCATACAAAACCTTCATCAAGATTTTGATAGATTCTTCTGTTCCTTTTGTTTGATATAAACTCTTGGATTCTTTAATAAAGTTATTGACATCCAAACCAGATGCTACTGGGGTATCTTCTAGACCAGGAGCATATAATGCCTTGAGTTTTTTGTAAAACTCTTTTAGGAAGAGAGCACTTAAGTTTTGAACGGCAGTTCCTGAAATGTGCTCAGAAGCATCACTGGTAGAGAAAACTAATTCACTTGGATCACTAGGATCACGATATGATGTGATACCAGAAAAACCACGTAAGCAACCAGTAAATGAATTTGTTGTTACGCCAGTGTATGAAATAACTTCACTGTCAAGTCTAATAAGACCATATTCAGTAGGAAATCCTTTTGTATTTGTTACAAAGATTTCAGTGTCAGTTGTTGAAATGCCAGCAGTAATAGCAGACATTCCAGAAATTATATCTGGGGTTAAACTATCTAATTTTATATAACTATCTAAATTTTCGGCAAGATCAACTGGACCTCCAGGAAATTCCTGTGAGGTGTAATAAGACTTTAAAAAGTCTATGGTAAGAGGATTTTCTTCCTTGATAAACTCAGGAACCTGACTATCAACAATTTGTTGAATTTTGACTCTTGAGTTAAAGACGGAATCTGTGTTTATCATTTCCTACTTAATTGACCGTTTGTATAACTGGATGCTACAGGGAAACCAACACCTGAAATTTGTTCGCCAGATGCAATAGTGTCTCTTGCCATATTTATGGTGCTATTGGAGATGTCTAGTTGTAGGTAGAGATCTTTTAGACCAATGACATCATTGGATTCAGGAACGGCTTGTATTTCGATAATACCGTCTGGTTTTTCTGTAGATGTGATATTAACGGTATTAATTAAAATTTCACCTTTGACATAATCAACACTTCCAGCAGCTGGAACCACCAGAACTGGTTTCCCATCAACTTCTTTAACAATAGCAATGGATCCGTCCTTAAGTCCTGGGTTCGGAACGTCGGTAAAGTATAAAACATCCGAAGAACCAGAAATTGTAAATCCAGTGCTCTTAATGTTATATCCCTCAGACACTACATGAAACTCATTTCCATAACACAATTCATACTGTGTAAATTGATTTAAAAGAGATCTTAAGTTTCTTCTGATAATAACTCTTGTTACGTTCGATGTAATGGCACTGTTGGTTTGGTCAATAACCTTCAGAGCTTTACTATACTTAAATCTTCCCCCAAAAGCATTTAATTCTACTGAATCGGAATATGTGTTAAGACTTGAAGTTACATCAGACTTCAATTGGTTAGCATCTTGAACTTGAGCAGCATTGTAAAATACCGTTGACCGTAACTCAATGAATAGTAGTTTCAGATCTTCAATTCTTTGATTAACACCAGCAACAGCAAATTGCTTTAAGTCACTTAGAATCTGTGCTTTGGAGAAGTCTGATAGGAATGTACCATTTCTTGGTTTGATACTCAGTACAACTGTTCCAAACTCTGGTGGATCTAATTCTTCACCACCAACGACAGATACGGATTCTGTATCAGGATAGATTTGCTGCACTATAGCTTCGTAATCTTTTGCTGTAACCGCTCTGTACTGTGAAGAATATAATCTAGGAGCATAATATTTTACAGACTCTACAGATTCAACATTAGCACCATCAATAGCTGATTGATTCGTCGTGACAGTAACAGTGTTTGTCTGAACAAAATTAATTCCCGAACTATTCTTCAGTGACCCAACAAAACTAAAATTGGCAGATCCATTTCCATCTGTACCATCACAAATAATGTAACTTACAGAAATAACAGCATCATTTTCTAATTTCTTTCCAAAGATGCCGTCACCAAATAAGAGTTCATATCTTTCATCAGATACTTCTTGAATCAAGAATATTTCTGAAGTTCCAGAAACTTTAATAATATTATCTACTAAGTTATATTCTCTACCAACACTATCTGATGGTCCTTGTACTGTTACCCTGATTGACTCAGTATCAATTCCTGGGTTGTCTAATACAAATCTTTGATCTGTAGAACCTGTTACAGAAAAAGTTTTCGTAATTAAGGTTCCTTGATAGATATCAAGATTTGAATAAGTTGCTCTCCTCAATCCATGAGCATTAGTGTCTTCAGAAACCAACGGAGAGACCGTTGTAACGTCCTCAGGGATGGAGAAGACTACAGAAGTATTATCGGCATTGCCAACACAAACAAGACCCTTATTGAGGGTTACAGAGGGACTTGTGCCAGTGAACTCAACATCAAAACTAACCTGTGCTATGGAAGATCTTCTTGATCTTGGAACATAACCAATGTTTCTGGCAAGAGATACAATGTTCTCTCTCAAAGTCGCTGAATCTATGAAAGATTCATTGACAATCATATTTGTGTTGAATGCAGTAATATAGGTATTATATGCTAAAGTATCAATCAGGACGGAGAAGTTTGAACCCTCAAAATCAAAGTCCGTAAAATTAGTATTAGCTCTCAGATAAGACTTGATTGAAGTCTTTATCTGATCAAAATCTAAATTTGTAAATCTAGTAAGTGGCATTTATCTCGTTACCTCAAGAAGGAAAGAAATATTCTGAGTCGGTAGTTCTTGACCAACAATATCAAATACAACTGTGACTTCAAAAGTGTTCTCGTCAGGTCTTGGAACCACAGTTACGTTTAAGTTGGCTGCTCTTGGTTCAAAATTTAGTAGAGTTTCCTCTATTTGGTCCTGGATAATGGCAGCAGTACCAAAATCACAGAACCCAAACAGAGAACTTCTAACATCAGAACCCAAATCGGGGTTAAAAAACCTCTCTTCGGGCACTGTCTCTACCAAATTCCTCACGGCTCTAGCAATAGTTCTCTCATTAGAAAGAACTGGAAGGTCTTTCGTGACTGGATGTGGCACAAAAGATAACGAAATATCCTTAAATGATCTAGATTTTCTTGTCGAAGCCATGAAAAGGCACAATTTTAACCGTAAACCTATTTATTACCGTTTTTCATAACCATCATAGTCACCAAATGCAAGGTGATCAAACGTGGCTGGTTTCTTACCATAGGTTGGTTCAGTGCCATACTCCCAATCATCATAGTCTTCGTCGTTACGAATACTTTCATGGAGCATAGTTTGACGTTTCATGTCATGGATGTGGTCTCCCACAACCTCTCTGAGCATTTGGTCTTCTGGTTTTTTCATAGGTCTAGTCCAATAGTCGGTGATTAATCCTCTCGTTCCCCACATTGACTCCATGTAATCTGGATCTCTATCTGGATGTGGTTGAGTTGCCATTAAAAAACCCCTCCTGAGTTCGTTTTAGAACTTTTAGAGGGGTTACTATCCCTAACCGTTATTTAGTTTTTCTTCTTTGACTTTTTTGAAGTACAATTTATAGTACCTTCCCTTAATTTCTTCCAAAGTTTCCATATCTTCTTTGAACCCACAGTACTTTAGCATCTGAAAAGCACTCTCAAGTTCACTAATCACCCTTAAAATGTTGGTAGCATGTGGTTCCATGCCTCCAAATACGTATTTTCTTGAATCTTTCTCTACAAATTGGATATGTTCAGGTTTCTCCATCTTCATTTTCTCTCTCTTTCGCGGTTTTCCAAAAATATTCGTCTTCTCGACCCATTCCAAGTCGTTCAAATCCGTTTTCTACCTGATAATATTGAGTAGAAACCTTAAAATCCGGCATTTTTGGATCAACAGGCGTCAAACTGTTGTCATAAATCCGCATTCTGTTGTTTGGATAGAGTGCGTACTGCCCATTTTCGAGTTCAATGAGGTTATGTGACTTATGTTCCGCGGGATTTTCACTCGTAGCATAGTCAACTACATCAGGATCTTGATGATAATTGTCTAAAGTACAGATATAAGTTCCTTTTTGAATACCAAAATCCCGTGTGTACAGTTCATAATCCATAGAACCGATGAATTGTTTCTGAACTGCTACTACTCCATAGTCCATACAATTCCAAAACTGAAGATTTGGAAGGTTCATGTCAGGATTTGGAGTCTCTGGAGCAGATACAAAAGCACTGATGGGAAGTTTATCGTACATTGCCGCATATTCTGGCAAATAAGTCTCAAAATAAAAAGTACGTCCAGGTATGGACTTTGCCGATACCCAGACGCCTTTGACGAATTCACCATGACCAGATTGATGATCCGTGAGATATTCTTTACGAACCCATACTTCCATAGAAGGAAGGTTACAAATAAGAGCAGCCATTTACTTTTTCACATAATGGAAGTTTACCTGGTGGAAGTAAGCATCATCACTTTCTACAATCAGATCAATTGGATCTCTCCAATGCATCTGCTTACCATTATAAAGAACGGCATCACCAGGTTTCGTTATATATGTGACATCGAAAAAACAAAGTGTGTAATGATCACTCAATCCTCTTGAAGAAATGTTCACGGATACGGTAATGTCATCTTCATCACTATCAGAGTGGAATTTTAGTTCCGAACCTTCGTAATAAAAAGTTTCACACCAATAGTTACTTTTCAAGTCAACAGAAAGTATACATTCCATATAAGTCTGAACCTTATCATTCAAATCCTTAAGGAAGGGATTATTGATGACTTGTAGATGACCGTAATGAGCATCACGATCATCTGGATCATACTCACAAGTATAGGTGCCTACTTTCTTACCTGTCGGAAGGGTGAAAGATGTCTTTCCGGTTTCTCCTTCGACCTGATAGGTCTTATTTGCATTGGACTCGGTGTTCTCAACGAAAGTGAGTTTACCAGTCAGTTTCTGGTCACCCCATTGTACGATTGGAGAAGTACGGTATCGGTCAATATCTAAGACCAAAGATTCAATATAAAAGTGACCCTTCTGTTCAAAGAAGTCCATGGGTCGGATCTTCAGAGGATCACAAATATGTCCATTGATCTTTTTGGGAACATGAAGTTCCAAAGCACTCAGATCTTCACCGATAGCACTCATTTACCTTGCCCCCTGTACCGTTTCTTTGCCGAGTTACGAGACGTTGCTGAAAGTTTGGTATTCTTTGATTTACCCTGACGAGTTGTTTTGGGTTTACCTGGTTGAAAAACCAGACCAGAGATACCAATTTTAGAACGAACTGCCATTTGTTTGATTTACCTCAATAGTTTCATAAGTGATATCATCGGGATGTGGGTGTCCACAGTGATAGAAAGACATGGCCATATCCTCCATGAAATCAAAGAAGTAATCCTCAGAAATTTCCTTATGGATTACTTCCCCCCGACACATGATATTATACACCACCTGTCGTTGATTTGTCATCAGATTACACGAGTCTTTTCGTGACCAACACGGATACGGGGATCACACCAGATTTCATATCCTGCTTCGATAGCATCAAGACAGAACGAAACGTCCTCTCCACACATATCCTGAACTTCACCAGAGTTGAAACGTTGCATCTTAGGAGCAAACCAAGGATACTCCATCTTGGGATCTTCAAAGACACCATGCTTGATCAGAACCCAACCAAAACCTGTGTAGTCCACGGTGAAGGGTTTACGACGTTTTGCCATGGTATCGTTGGTTTCATGGTTCATGACCCCACCGTTGTTCTTGAAGTCATCTTCTTCCAACCAGTGTGCTACAGACGAGGTACGTCCGTCTTCGGTCAGATACCAACCAGCGGCAATGGGTTTGTCCATCAGAACCAGTTGCCAGAACTTCTCAGTGTTGAAAACGATATCCGAGTCGATCCAGAGTTGATAATCGTAGTCGAGTTTTCCGTCCCAGGGGATCTGATTAGGACCACGGAGGACATTTGCTCCAAGGCACTTACAACGAGCAAAGTTCACCATGGAACTGTAGTCTTGAGAGATCTGTACCTTTGCTCCGACACCGACCAGATCGAAACAGAGTTGTGTGAATGATTTTAAAAATGCGAAAGAGCAACCACGACCGGGCAGGCAAAAAACAATTGATTTGCCTCGTACCATTTCTTTTGCCTTTTCGTAATCCCACTCTGGAGTCTCTGTGGGTTTCGAAGGTGCCTTTGCTTTAACTGTGAATCCTTTAGTCATAATCTACAATGGTTACTTCAGTATTCTAACAAATTATATAGTGCTTGTCAATTAGGAGGATTGATAAATCTCCTCCCAGAAGAAGGTGGTTACACCATATTCATAATTGGTCCCGGTCGAAGCCACTGCTCTGTTCAGTCTATAAGTGTTAGCACTATCACCATTGGCACCAAACATGATTGTATATGTTCTTTCATCAGTGCTATTTGGTTTGTCATGATAAACAAAATTACTCATTCTAGGAGTGCTAGAATCATCAGCATCGTAGAAATCACTAATGTAATGATTATATTCTACAATACCTTCTGCTGCATTCCGATTATATCCTTCATATCCAGTACGTCGAATAATCGTGGGAACACCATCAACTAACTCGGCAATCTTAAATCCAGTATTATGAGTATTTGGTTCACCAAATATATTCCAATGAATAGCAATTAAACTATTAGTATACCTTGGAGTAATCGTTACTCTTACGGGAGTAATCTCTACAAATCTTTGTCCAAAGTCATTATCCGTTGTTGACCAATTACTACCGTTTGATACTGCCGCTGTATAAGTGACATAACCATTTGTCATTCCATCTGCTCTACCATAACCCCTTTGAACTACGTCACCATTTTGTGGTGTGGTTGCAACTAGTACGGCAGCATCTACCTGGGCTTGGAGTCTATCTTCTAATGTAGTAAACTGACTGTCAAACTGTTCCTTATTATAAACATCAGATATATCACCCGTTACAAACAGATTACCTTGGATCGTCTTAAACGGTCCCTTACTGACATTTTCTTCTAGTCTCATATCTTCCTCAGAATTAAACAATCGTCTTCTTCATCAATTATCCATTCTAATTCATCTCCCTCGTCCCATCCAAGATCCATATACATCCAGTCTGGAATGATCACTACTGGTTCACCCGTAACAGGATCAATCTCTACAGTCGTAGTTTCATGTCCGAAATTTTTATCCATATAAGTGATCCTCACACTGCTTTTATATATGGGAAAAATTTTTTGAAACCGACTGGAATCGTTATAGCGAACTCGATCTGGGTCGTTTATAGCTTAGAGGGACCCATAAAATTATAACCCCCATCGGCGGCACGAACGGCACAACGAAGGGGGCATATAACTGCCAGCACACTGACACTGACTGTGGAGGATTCACTCCCCCATTATAACACTAACTGTGAGGACTGTCAAGTATACTTACCTGTGGAAAAACCTGTGGAAAACTAACATTAATTCAAGCACAGTATCTGTCAGCCAACTGCTCATAATGCCCTACTTGATCATAATCATCGTCCACATAGTAGTGCTCACAAACCTCTCCCATATCATAGGTTTCGATGATACTTTCATAATCGTCATAAGTGTAATCTTCACCCATGATTGAGACCCCTGACTGACACTGTGGTATTATAACATATTTATCACTGACACTGCCAATTTATGAGGTTTCACTGACACTTACTGTTCCTGGGGGTTGACAACCTCTTCTCGTTATAGTATGCTTGCTAAACTCACAACGACACCGAACATTAAAGTATATTTAATTCAACCTTTTTTAATCATCAAAATATACACATGGATACTATCCAAAACTAACAATTTCAGTGCTTAACATTCTCCCAGATCACTGATGCCTACTGTGATACGGAGAAATAACAAAGTTTTCCACAGATATGAGAAAAACTGTGGAAAACTCTACGTTTAGTTTATGATAATTTTATACCGAAAACGCCTCGTTTTTACACCCTACCACTCTGAAAGAACGTGATATTTTGGGGAGGGAATATCCTCGTCCCAGATAATATCCTCGGGGTCTAACTTATCCCACAAATGTTCAGGTATCTCATCCATGATAACATCAACGAGATCAACAAACTTTTTCTCGATAGTAGTCATTAACCTAAACCTCCGAAAGTGAAACAATCTCAGTGGACAGTACGTTATACTCCTCATCAATTATAGCACACAAATGCCTAACTTCCTTCTCACCCGATCCATACACTTTAACCAGGAAAGTATCAGTCCAAGCTGATACTAACTCTACCGTTTCATATTTATCAAGAAAGGCAGCAATTGTATCATATGTTGTTGATGCAAACTCTATCTCTAGTTCAGCAACATAACCAGTGTGAAAGTACAGACCTTTGGAAAGATTTTCAAGGGAAAGAGTCTTAGTCATTAGTGATCAATTAGTAGGGGTGAGATCGGGAATAAAGAGAAACTCATAGGCACCATCTTCTGGATCGTTACCATCAACAATCCATTCAGACATTACCGAATAAGCATCATCGACTCGATTAGATTCACAATGTTCAGTGACAGTATCCAAGAGTGATTCACTCATGAAATCGATACACTGTTGACGAAGTTTGTTGTTCATGATGATCAGAAAATGTTGGTCCAGGACTGATGTTGTGCTTTAGAGATTCTACCCTCCTTTAACATGTTATCACACACATTGAGGAAGACTTGAAACTTTTGTTCACGGGTGAGATCAATACCTTCAGACGTAGATTTGATGACTTTGAGAAGATTTAATTTGAGCATGATGATCAGGCAAAAACATAACCATTGTGGAAATCTTCGACGTTGAAGACTTTACCGGTGATGGAGGATTGACCCACCAATTTACGAACAAACCACTTAAAATCTTTCTGAAATACACCTTCACCGGCAACACAGAAATAATCACACAAAGCATTTAGTCTGCTCTTGGTAGTTACTGTCTGCCAACCACCATCAAAGATGGTCATGGAGTTGTCATCAATCTCGGCAATCTTGTTACCGTGGAGACGAACAACAGAAACCCCAGTCTCGGGATCAAAGTGAACAGAAGTGTTAGCAGATTGCCAGTCGATGTTTGCCTGAACTGCCTGGCACATTTGCTTCTCGATCTTACGCATGAGAGTGAAAAGAATGGGTTTGGTTTGGTGGGGTCGGTTTCCCTCCCCCTGTGCTTACACACAATAAAGGATCTGGGTGGCAATGCCAAAAAATTGTGCCACCTAGTCGATTGTCACATCTGATCGGCAAACATCTCGAAGTGGGCATCTACAACGAAATCAATAACCTCCTCTGTCGCGGAGCACTCGAACTGCTCGCAGAACCAGTCTACCGCCAGGTCAGCAGGTGCCATGGTATCAAACAGGAAATCTTGCAGATCTTGGAGGTTTTGAGGGGAGAAGAGGTCTTGAGTCATGGTTGTTTTGTTCATGCTCCTACTATTACGCACCCAGGTTAAATGCCGGTTAAGGATTGCTATTGCGTGGACAGTCGTTCGATCGTCTCCCTACGTTGTTTCAAAACCTCCAACATATTGGAATCTAGTAACTCAATGATGAGATTACTTGCTAGCATGATGACAGCAACCATAAACAGGATTCTCATTAGTTTTCCTCCAAAAGTTCGGGATAATACTCTTTAACTTCTTCGATCAATTCTTCATCGGTATACTTATCATAACTCTGATCCATAAAATCATAAAGAACTTGCCACATAGTTTTGAAGTCCATTCCCTCAATCACGTTGTCGATAAGTTGTTCTTGAAGTTC